CCTATAGTAAACACTTAAGTTATATACCTTAACGCAGTTCCTATAATATATAACCATACAGTAAAAGGATACATCCTATATATAATGGTTATACATAAGGAACTTAACAATGACCCTATAGTATAATCCCTAAATTGGAATGTAATTCCTAAGGTAAAGATTAATCCCTCATGGTCCTCGACCATTGGTATCATATTACAAGTGTTATTCGTAAACGTGTACTCACCTCCCAATTGGAATGGACTATGAAATCCTCATTAAATAAGACTAAAATAAAGGTCTAAATAAAAGACCATTGAAGGGTCTTAAACAAGTCCCCCACACTGGTACTTATACATTTTTTTTAATGTCCTTATAGAGGTCCCTAGATACCTTAGAATGTATTATATGGTCTTAGACACTACCTAAATTAACGTGTTCCTTAATGACCCATAGTTATCGTATACTATTTACCACCTTTTACCACTAATTACCACACTATGACACTATGTAAATTCCCTCTAGGGAACTCCTATCTACAAATATACGAATAAATTACGTGTATCACAACACTAGGGGGAATTAGTTAATGGCCGCTAAAGGGATTGTGTCCTCTGCGACTCACGACTGACATTTTGACAAATCCAAATAATTAGACCACTATTTTAAAAAAGTTTTCAACATGACACCCTGTCAGGGGGAATTTAAAGGGGTACTGCAGTGGGATTTTATATGTACCATAATGGGGACTAAGCATAACCCGCCCTTCCACACCCTAAAGGTACAAAAAATATTTTACATGGCCAAATTTTTATACTGACAATATGTCCATTGTTAATAACTTTTTTTTTATCAACACCCTATGTTAATAACTCTTAGAGGACCAGACAAATTGTCACCCATTTTATTTGGCCATCTCAAAAAAAAGTGGTACCTTTAGGGTGGTAGTGGGAGGGAAGTATACTATGGTGAACCCTACACTCTAGGGCAGGTGGTGCCCTCATGGTCTTCCACCACATCTTATAATATAAAGGTACGAAAAATAAATGAGACTACCAAATTTTAGGACCACTTTCTTACATGACAATATGACAATCCTGCAGGGGGGCTTACATAGGGGTATGCTATGGGGATGCAGCCCCTATACTAATACTCTCTCCCTATACCCCCTTATGGGTCCCTGGAGCGGCCCCCTGCCCCCCTGGCTGCTGGCCGTATCCCCCCTTACTAGCGGCTTTTGAGGGGGTATAATGGGGGGACGGTCCTAAAAAAGAAATGTGCACTAAAAATTTTTTGGGAAATTTTTTTATGAGAATTTGGTATTTATTGGGAAACCATATTACTATGTTAAGAGATAAGATAAAAGAAGAACTAAGATTACTATCTGAACAACAATTAGATTATGACAGGTCTGGTGGAGAAGATACTAGAGACTGGTGGAGAGCAAAACTACAGAGTTATATAATGAGTGCTATAGAAGATGTGGACCAAATGATGTATGATGGTAGTAGGTCAATGGGTCATTACAATGAAATGGGTGTATATGTACCTTTAGCAGAACTTAAACGATTTAGTAATGCAGAGATAGCTGGGATTCTAGATAAGGTAATGAGAAGATTTCCCCCAGCATACGGAAACCCATCTGAATATTAGTATATAGTGTAAATTTTTCCGGAGAAAATTTTTCGGGAATTTGACCTATAGGTTTCTATCCCTATTATACAGGTCTTTTTCAAGTCGTACAATTTCTGACATTACCTTATCAGCTTCAAAAGTCTTTTCATCACTCTTAGTACGATTCGTCCTAGATAGTTTATAAGATTCTTCCATTAGGGAATTATACTTATCATTAAGTTTTTCCAGTTCTGTTTTTCTTTTAAATAATTTCTTTATCCAATTCATAATTTCTATTGTTTTCTTTTTTTAACCCAAATGTAGGCAAGTATCATCAAACCTATTCCCCAACTTATTTCGTAAATCTCAAACATTTCTCTTATTTTTTACCCACATATAAATTACCACTATAAACGTTACAGCCCATAATAACTCTAAACAATCAAATATATTCATTTCCTGGACAAAAATAAATAGGTTAAAATACAAGCTATAGTAATAACAGTCCCTACAATAAACACATCAGGCACTTCAATTATTTTACCATCAGCTGTTTTACCTATTTCAATCATATAATCTTTTACCTTCATTATTTCTTTTTTGTTATTTGTCTAATCTTGTAAACAACGTACCCCAACATTGGAGTTCCCATCAATAAGGTTAGTAAACTAGGATGTGGTTCTCCACATAATCCCAACGTGTGTCTTAACCATTCAATCATTTATTTATCTTTTTTACTTCTTCAATGTTTATCATGGTATTTAACGTTGTTCCTATACTAAAGTTTTGTTTTAGTAATACTTTATTACCTACCACCTTCTCAACTGTATATGGGGAATCCATCCACCTTACAGTATCTCCAACTTTAATATTGTTCATCATTTTCTTTTTATTTTAAAAGATAATGTATCCATCTCATATGATTTTTGGAAAAACCATAATACCATTTTAATTATTTTGTTCATATTGGTTATTTTTACTATATACAATATACGAAAGTTGATAACATTTATGAAGTGTAACCTTATTACTTTTTAAGGCGGCTACCGGAATCCTCCGGAAATTTTTTTTCGTCGGGTTCCCCGTTTTTTTGTAAGGGGTTCTTTTTATTGGTTTTTCGTGAAGTGTTATTAATCATTAGGGTTAATCTATCTAATTCTTGTTCTAACAACATCTCCGTTTCATTATCTAATGGTTTCCCATTTGCCATACCCATTTCTAACTGAAGTTCGATTTCAGCAATCTGGTTTAAGATTATCTTATTGTTCATTTTACTTAATTACTTTGTATGTACAATTACTATCAGAATTAACGTTTAATAGTTCACAAAATTTTATAGCTTCGGATTTTTCTAATTCCACAACAACCCCTAAACTATCATTTAGTAGAACTGTGATATTTTTTTCTATTATTGTTTTTTGAATTTTATATGTTTTTATTTCTTTACTCATATTTGTTTTTATGTTTGCATTTTCGAGTGTATCGTTTTTTATTACGATAGATATTAGGACGTGTTGCCATTTTTATTTCTTGATATGTTATCTTTATAACTTTCACACTATGAATATAATGCAAGTTTTACATAAACACAAATATTTATAGTAATAAATTGTTAAAATGAAAAAAATATTTTACATAGTACTTTTATCCTTATTTGTCATTGGTTGTTCTACAACGAAAGAAGTTTGTGAGGAAGAAACTAAAAAAGAATGTTGTTCTAAAAATAAATAAAGATGAAAAATACACTAAAAGAAGAGATTAATAGAATCAATCAATTATTAACTGAACGTGATATGAATGACGCTGCGATGGACGTTCATGGAGTAATGAGTGACGTTAATGTGAATAAAAGTGAGATAAGTGATATGAGAGGTGAGATAAGTGATATGGATGATATGCTAAACGATGTTTTTGGAGATGAGATACGTAATAGGTTTTCTGAAAAAAATGTAGATGATATGTCTGGTGCTATTCACGACCTAGGTGATGCGGCTCAATCTTTAGAAGATGCTGAAGATGAATTAGATATTACACATTCACAGTTAGAAGATTTGTATAATAGTTTACACGACATGGGTAAATCAGATTTACGTGATAGTTTAAGTGAAATGAGATTTGATGGTAAATCTACAGGTTTATTTAGTGATGAAGAAACTACTATGAATGAACTGGAGATTGATGAAAGTCATTGTAGTTCTAAAGATTTAGATGAAGGACATTGTAGTAGTAAAGGACTAGATGAAGATGAGGAAGAAGAAGTTTCTATGGCAAGAAAAAATAGAGTTCTTAGGAGACCTTATTCTTCTAGTGCAAAATTTAAAGCTGGTCTTAGTGAACAAGAGAGACCACCACTAGCTTTAGATAGGGAATTAAGTTTCGTTTTAGACGAAATACATGACGATTTATTTTATACCCTACCTGGACAATTCCAGGAATATAATTTAGGTGAACAAGTACGTCTATATCAAGAATTAAAAAGTAGATTAGATTCGTATCCAGCATCAAAATCATTGCCTGAAGTTAAACAAATTCTTGACCGTATGGAATATGACCTAAGTGGTCTAGAAGGATTTAACGAAAGACTAGGTGAATTATTTTATATCTTAACTGGTCGATACGAATTTTCTCCTGAAGCTAGAAGATAGAAAAGATTAAGAAGTTAAGTGAATTAGAGTCGCTATAATTAACCAAACTACAAATGCCTGTACGTAATTAAATCTTTTCTTTTTTAATTTTTTAATCATTTTTTTCTTTTTCATTTTTTTTTGTTTTTAAAAACGGTATTCCCGTTCGTTCATTAATAATAATCTCTTTATCAGAAGGTAAATCTATTTCTTTATAACCTTCTATAAGTTCCTTTCTGAATATACGCATTAGTATATTAGTCTCAGACATTTTTTCTTGAAGTATATAATCTTTATACTTCACCTTTTTCTTTTTTTACTAGCTTTACCAGTTTAATTCCTACTATCATATTTTTATAAGTTATTTTATAACCCCCTATAAACATTGGGTCCTCTTCTAAGATTCCTTCACATATTTTGCCACCCTCAGAAGAATTATAAAATTTTACTTTTTTCATTTAACCTATTAAGTCGTGATTATTAACTTTTACTAATTGGTCTTCATTAAAAATATGAAGTAACCCGTAATTGTCCATTTCTCCCACCACTCTAACATTTCCGTTCTTAGTTTCAAATACCGACACTATAGTACAAGGAAATTCATATCCTTTTGGTTTACGGGCCATATCACCTACTTTAAATTTAGGTTTTAATTGTTCACACAGTAAAGGATTTTTCTCACCAGTTAATTCTTCATAGTAAGGATTTAATTCACCAGTTTGAGGGTCGTATGTTGGTATTTTATTTTTCATCATTTAAATTATTTAATATTTCAGGATTCTGTTTTAAAGTTTGTAATGTTATTAGATTTTTAATTTTAGTTGTCGACCAATTATGTGACCTAGTAGTGTATATTACCTTAGGTGGTAAATGGTCACCAGTAAAGGGTTTGCCAATGTAATCATCACCGAGTATTCTAATATCTGGTTGGTAAAAATTAATTAATCTTTCTAATTCTTCTTCAGTTTGATAGGTTTGAACCTCATCCACATATTTGATAGCCATTAAAGTTTTATACCTTTCGTATAGAGGTACTACAGGTTTATATTTAGTATTTCTCGTAGAAGAAGGGTCTCGTTGTAAAAAAACAATAAAATAGTCACAGTGTTCTTTTGCTTTTTCAAAAGTATATATGTAACCTGGATGCAGTAAATCGAAATTTCCTGCGGTAAACCCAACTACTTTTTTATCTCTTTGAATCATTATTTGTATTTTTAATAAATTTTATTTCATTTCTGGTTTCTATCCACACCCTTGCACCACAAGATAAAGGTTTATCTGGGGAATAAATTATGGTGGCTACCTCATCCCCATCCTTATCTTTAATAATCACTTTATCTGCATAATCATTAGTGTTATAAGTTTTACATGTAATTACAGGATTTCTTTCACCAGTTTTGGTATTACGTCTAATCACATGTTGATTAATGTGGATTATTTTCTTTTTTAAAGTTCCCATATGGATTTACGTTTATTTTTCTTTGGCCATTTATATGACCACCATAACACTATTTTAGCTATCAGTCTTTTCATCTTTTTCATCTTTATATGCGGATGGTGAGGGTAAATCACTGTAATGGCAATAAACATCTGCAGGATACCTTTTTATAGTACTAAAACTATATTTTAAATTTTCTTTTTTTTCCTTTTTTGGTTGGGGGGAATCTTCCCCAGTTTCCGTGTCCGTCATAATCTATTATGTCATCTTTTAAAGTTATTTTATTTTCTATTTCTTTCTTAGTACTAAACATAAAGAAAAATACATAAGTAGCAAATATAATAAATCCAGTTATGAATATTAAGAATCCCATCTATCACTTATTTTATTTCGTGTTTCTTCTTCAAATGTATCTAACAATTTTTTATATGTATTAGTTTTGTATTTATATTTACCCTGAGCTCTTTCTTGATGTTTATGTGCTCTATTAATCATTCTCAATAAAAAAAACATATAAGTAACAAAAATTACAAAGCCTATACAAAATATTAATATATCCATAACTTTATTTTTTTAATGTGTTAAAAAAACAACCACATGCTAATATTGAGGGTACCCATATACCAACAAACATTCCTTCATCTTTGTATCCTAGGAACCATAACGTTACAGAAAATAAAAAGCTAATAAAAGCCAGTAGTATAGGGTAATATTTTTCTAAATTTTTCATTTTTATTAATTATTTTTTAATTTATGTTTTTCTTTTACTCTTTGTGAAATGGGTATAGCATCACCCTGTTCGTCTATTCTTACAAAAACCATATCAGTTGAAAGAATAACTGTTTGATGTCCGTCATAAACACTGTGACTTCTCGCTTCTAAGTTTAGTGTAATACTTGTTTTTCCTATTTTAGAAATTCCACCGTAAATTTTTAATAACTGACCTTCTTTGGCTGGTTTATTAAAAATACATTGGTCTATAGCTTTTGTTACCATTCTAGGAGTATCACACATTTCTGCAGCGAATCCTGCACCTGCAGCATCCATCCACGCTAAAAGTTTACCACCAAAAAGATTTCCATGAAACCCTAAATCGGACTTTTTAATAGGATGTGTTGTGATATGTCTCATTTATTTTCATTTTTTAAAAAGAAATATTCGATTAAGGCATAAAGTGCAGTTCCAGTAAGAATCACACACCAAGATACTGCTACAATCATTGCTATTTTTTCTTCCATATTTATATTTTTTTATTCACTACAAATATACACCTAATAATCGATACAATCAAATGAACCGATTCTATTTTTTAGAAAGATTTACTATTTATTATAAAAAACATTATTATGAAAAAACAATTTTTAATTTCACAAGAAGAAAAGAATAGGATTTTGGGTTTACATGAGTCTTATCTAGGTAATCACGGGACATCTTTAATTAAAGAAGAAAGTACTGCAGATAAAATGAGAGGTTGTCAAGATGAAAATGTTGGTAATTTTAATAAAAAGGACGAAGGTTTATTTGGTATTCTTTTTAACTCTATAAGTGGTCCAGGAACAAATGAAAAAGCAGTTAGAAAAGTTATATCTACAGATAATTTTAAATATTTTACAAAAGAAAAACAAAAACAATTTAGTGAAAGATTAAAATGTATCGAAGGTGATAAATTTAGTGGGATACTAAATTTTATCATGAACGACTTTTCAGGTAAAGAAAAAGATACTATTCAAAAACTATTATCTAACATAAAGTAGTGTAGAATGTCAAACAAAATTAGTAAACATATAAGTTGGAAAGAGGGTACCTTTAGTAGGACAGCACTCAGAAGAGGTTTAGATAATACACCAGATGAAAAACAACTTCAATGTATGAAAGAGGTTGCTGAAACTGTATTTGAACCATTAAGAGAATGGGTAGGCGGACCTATTAAAATTAATAGTTTTTTTAGGGGAGAACCTGTCAATACAGCGATTGGTGGTTCTAAAACTTCACAGCATATGAAAGGTCAAGCGATTGATATAGATGACACATTCGGACATAAAACAAATGCTGAAATGTACCATTATATTAAAGATAATTTAGATTTTGACCAGTTGATTTGGGAATTCGGTGACGATAAAAATCCAAACTGGGTACATGTTAGTTATGTTTCTCACAGACCCAACAGAAAAAGACTTACTATAGCTAAAAAAATAAATGGTAGAACAAGATATATACACGAAGCACATTCTTAATTTAAAAAATGCCTAAGTTACTTAACATATTAAAAGAACACATGTTACCATCTGATGTCCCATCAAACTCAGACTTAGATTTTGGTGGATTAGAAAATCTTATGGTTCAAGCTTTATTTAGACACGAGGGTGGTTGGGGAGTACCACCTAAGGCTTTTTTACTATACATTAGCCCTAGTGGAGTAATTAGAGGAATTAAAAATAGTCAACATTCCTCACCTAGTGACCACCAATTTAGGGTAGGACAAAAAGTAAACTTATCTGATTTAATTGAGTTTGAGAATAATAGTAAGTTTGATTTACGTATGAAAGGTAGGATACGTGAAAGTAGGATGAATGAAGAAAAAAGTAATGTACATCCTATCATCACATATATGGAGAATATAAAACCCCATTATGATTTATTAGATGATTACATCAAGTTAAGAGTTTATTTTAAGAATGCTGGATATAGTGAAGAAGATTTGAAATCAGTAAAAAGAGCACCACAGTGGGTATTTCAGATACAAAACAGTTTTCCACTTAAGATAGAAAAAATGAAAAGAGACCTTCAAAAAATAGGAATACTTAAATTTAAGGGTTATCCTGACGGTGACGATAAAATATTAATAGATTACATTAAAAACGAACTAAAGAAGATAGACCAAGAGTTCCCAATGAATCCACCTGAAACTTCATATGTCCCACCCATAATGAAAGACGGTAGTCACCTTATTTAACCTACCATAGATTTTAAGTACTCTCTATTTAATCTAGCTATATTCTCTAAAGAAATGCCCTTAGGACATTCTACTTCACAAGCTCCAGTGTTTGTACAATTACCAAAACCCTCATTATCCATTTGTTTTACCATACTAACAACTCTTTCCTTAGCTTCTACTTTACCTTGGGGTAATAAAGAAAATTGTGATACTTTCGCCCCAACAAATAACATAGCAGAACTATTTTTACATGTAGCGACACAAGCCCCACAACCTATACAAGTTGCTGCTTCAAAAGATTTGTCAGCGTCTGTTTTGGGAATAGGTATAGTGTTTGCATCTATAACACTACCAGTATTTATTGAAATATAACCTCCCGCTTGTTGTATTCTATCAAACGCTCCTCTATCTACAACTAAATCTTTTATAATCGGGAATGCTTTTGCCCTAAATGGCTCAACGTATATTGTATCACCATCTTTAAAACTTCTCATATGTAATTGACAAGTAGTTACTCCTTTATCGGGGCCATGTGGTTCTCCATTAATATACATTGAGCACATCCCACAAATTCCTTCTCTACAGTCATGGTCAAAAGCGACAGGGCTTTCACCCCTCTTTATTAGATTGGAATTTAAAACATCCATCATTTCTAAAAATGACATATCACCAGAAATATCTTTTATCTGGTAAGTAACTATTTTACCTTTAGATTTTCTATTTTTTTGTCTCCAGACTTTTAGGGTTAAATTCATTAAATAATTTTTTCAAAATTTCAGGTCCACCTCATTTAATTAGTGGGGTCGTACATTCGATATTTTAAAGTTAATTCTTCACCTTCAGTAATATCATTTAAAGTATATAATTCATATCCATAATTTTTTGACATAAGTTTACAATTAGGTGATTCGTCGTGATTTATAAATCCACCTAGAGGAGTTCTAATATACTCTTCATTAAAATTTTTATTCATTTCACTACGATGAGTTATACCTAAATTAGTTCCTTTAGGTATATTTTTTACCGCAAATAAACCTAACCCCTCTATTCCAGATTTTTTAATTGTTACATTATCGGGTAAAGGTCTATAATATTTACTCATCACTAAATTGATTAAATAAATTTTTTAATATTTCATGTCCTCCTGGTTGAGTTTCTATTTCACCTAACATGGAAGTAAAAATACCGTTTTCATCACTTAAACGTTTTACTTCCTCATTCATTGCCGATAATTCACTCTCAGTCTCCAGTAAAGAATTTTCCAACTTTAATATTTTAATGTCTTTAATAGAAGATTCATCTTCCAGTTCCTTAATTTTATCTTTTAAAGACTCACAATATTTTTCTTCTTGGGTACTAACATACATAGGATAAAGAAATACAGCACTAATGAGTAACGCTACAATAATTAATGTTATTTGTTTAGCTTTCATTTTCATTTTTTTTAATAGTTTCTATTTCACCATAAGCGTCACAATGTACTGTAGACGCACAACTTACACATATTGTTAGTAATAAAGTTATTAGTAAAATTAAATTTATTTTTTTCATGTTTTTATTTTTTTTAAGGGGTTTAAAACAAAAATAGTAAAAAAAAATTATAATTACAAATTTAAAAGAATCCTCTTCCACAATATTCCATGGCTTTTAATCTTTCTTTTTCAATAAATGTCCACCAGGAGTGCCATTTTTTTAACCTAATACACATTTTTTTTAAAATATTTTTCATATTATACTTTTTATATAAATAATACTAAGATTTTAAAAAAATATTGTGTACTTATTCTAAAAAGATTCAAATGATAGACCCTAATGAATGGGATGACGATGATTGGTACCCAGATAACCCAATTGGTTAATAATACTATTTATAAATAAAAACCTATGAAAAAGTTTATGAAAAATAGATGGGTAAAACTACTTTTCTCACTCTCAATAATGTTATCGGCGGTTCCTTCCATATATCAGGACATTAATTATGGACATTCTGGTACTTGGACACATTACGGAATGTTAATTGTTGGTTTACTTTACTTTATAGAGTCCTTATTATGGGTTATAGATATTTGGAAAGATGGCACTAACTAGAAAAGACATAGAAAAAAGATTGTACGAGTTCGAAGAAGCAATTTTTGAAGGGAATAGTATAGATATTAAAGAATTTTACTCTTTAAAAAAGATTTTAATAGACTCAAAAGACAAACATAAGGATTTATTGGAGTTACATTTGATTTTAGAGGCTATGATAGAGAAATCACATAACGATTTAATGAATAAAAGATTAAATTTACTTACTATCTGGTCAACAATCTTCTTACCTCTTTCATTTTACACAGGAATATTTGGGATGAACTTTGATGACGTACCATTTTTAAACAATCACCACGGATTTTGGATATTTTGTGGATTAACTGTGTTTACAGCGGTCTTTATGTGGAAATATTTTAAGAAAAATAAGTGGTTATAGGTCTAACGTGTTTAAAAAGTCCCTTATTTTAGCAGCTTTTTCGTAATCTTCCTCTAAAAGAGCTATTTTAAGCTCATTTTTAAGATTCTCAACGTCATCCTCACCCCAATTTTTAGGATGTTCATACATAAGTTCATCAACTAAGTCAAAATCCTCTTTTTTTGTATTTAATTCAGGTTTATTTGAACTAAAATTTATGGGAGGGATGATATGTAATCTTTTTACTATGTTAGACCACACTCTTTTTTTCATTTTTTCTTCTTGGTGTCTTCTATACGCGTATCCCACTAAAAAACTTAGGATTGAGCTTAAAATTATGACTAATATTGTTAGAATAGTGTTCATATGTATTAATATAACGTAGTGTACTTAAAAAATCAAAAAATATTTGTAATAATTATGATATTTATAAAGAAAAATACCTATGAACTTACTAGAATCAAATAAAAACGAAAAAAATAGAATATTAAAACTACATTTAAATGAACAAACCTCATCTTCTTCTGCGGGTGCATATGAAACACCTATGGCTTTCGATGGTGAAGTTGATGGTAGAAACAATAATTTAGTTGGTGTAGAATTAGTTATGAGTTTACCTGATGAATTTGATATTACTAAAGGTAAGGTTGGTGGTTTTGAAGAGGTAGATATGGAAACTTGTCCTACATGTGGTATGTGTCACGAGGGACCATGTAATCATGAAGAAATGGACGTAGAATCTTTTGACATGGATGATTTATTAATGGAACCTACAGATGATACTCCAGATAGTGATGTTATACCAAATACATTACTTACTTTATTTGGTGATGTCAATGTAGATGGAGATTTAGAAATAGAAATGGAGGAAGAGCCAAAAAAACTAAAAGGTTCTAGAAAATTTAGAAGATAGTGGTAGAAAAAGAAAAAAATAGAATATTAAAACTTCATTTACAAGAAAAAATAACAAGAGGTGGTAAGGGAGGAACCAATAGTAGTTCTTCAGGTTCTTATATTTCTACAGGAGCTTTTGAACCTGGTGGGATATTAACTACCAGTGGAAGAGAAAAAGACAAGGGATTACTTCCTGATGAAGTGGATATAACGAAAGGGAGTGAGGAATTCCAACTAGACCCAAAAATTTTTATTATAGATACAGGTGATGATGACGACATTGACATTGACATTGATGACGAAGAGATTGATATAATTAAACCGAAGCCTAAACCCAAACCAAAACCTAAACCACCAAAGGAGCCAATTGAAGATATTATTCCTATAGCACTACCTAGCCCTGGTCCTATTACTAGTCCTATTGTTACACCACCAGCAGCACCAACATCACCCACACCAACACAACCTGAGGATAATGAAGAGATTAACAGACCTTTAAGTTTGAGTTGTTGTAAAAAATGTGATAACGGGATGTACACTAATAGATGTTTTCCGTTTGATAGTGATGAGGATGAAGATTGTAGGTTCCCTACTCTAGAAATTTGTGAAGATGAAAGTGACCCTAAACTTCCATCTATGTTAGATATTTTCGCTTAGTAAACTAGAAAGTTTTTCTCTTTCTTCTCTCATCCCATCCAAAGTCCACCCATCATAGTAACGTCCATGAGATATTTCTATAGTTAGTTGATTTATCCTGTTTTTTATTTTGTTCTTTTCAATAGGACTTAACCCTTCTACCCAGGAAAGTAATTCACTTTTACTAGTAGAACGATATTCATCCCAAAATGTATCTTTATTCATCTTTTATAAATTTAACTTTTACACCACATTCATCAAACATTTGTTTAGAGATTTTCCACGATTCACCCCACTTGTGGTGTTTCCAGTCGGGTTTAGGTGAATAAACTTCTTTAATTCCAGATTGGATTATAGCTCTTGCACAATCACAACAAGGAAAATATGTGACGTACATTTTACAACCATCTAAAGATACACCATTTCTTCCTGCAGCATAAATAGCATTTCTTTCAGCATGTTCTACCCACATGTATTTTAATGGTTTTTCGTATCTTTTTTTAATGTCTACATTATCTAAGTCACAATTATTAGGTAAACCATTATATCCCATAGATTTTTCTCTATTATCTTGACCTACTATTACAGCTCCACATTTCCTATTAGGGTCTCTAGACCATTTAGAAATATGATTCGCTAAGTCTAAAAATCTTTTATTCCAGTTAGTTGACATTTTGATTATCTAATTTTTCTTCAATACGTTCTATTAAGTTTTTACAGTCTTCTATATCTGTATGAGTTTCTAATAGAGTATTAAATAAAGAATCGTTTTCCTCTTCATCTGGAAAACCGTTTTTATTTTTATCTATTGGGTAAAATTTGTAAGGGATTGTATCCCAAGTACCATCTGACCATAAAATAATTTCTTCTTCTGTAAGAATTTTACACGTATCTTTTTTTACATTTTTAACTATTTTTTCATGTGTGTTATCTTTTTTTTGATTTACACTACAAACATAAAAAATACCTATAAAAAATCCCCAGAATAATAAGGAACCTAATCTTTTTTTGTTCATCTCTAATCTTTTTAATAACGATAATTAAATGAAGTTAAAAATTCAAGCGTTATCCATACGTTTAACCAGCCAACTTTAATACAAAGTTAAGTATTTATAGTAAAACTTTAATTGATGAAAAAATTCTTAATTTATTTTAATTTATTAGTATTTGTAACTTTATTTTGGGGTTGTGAAAAGGAAGACTTCGAACCTATAGTTTACGATGCTACTGAAAGAAATCTAGAAGGTGTATGGGAAATGACTAGTTTTAAATTTAGAGAAATAAATCAATGTGCTGATGTTGAGGACTCCACACTTAATTTAGGTACAGTCGTTATTACTGATAAATTAGACTTCAACTCCATATACGGTACTAGAGATGAGGGTTATCCAGCTGAAATGAGATGGGGTAACAATGAAAACTCAGAACTAGAAGCAAACTCACTACTAGGGTGGGAATGGTGTGAAGAAAAACCTCTATGTAATATCACTTCCTTTGACTATGACTTAGAAGGTGACCAGTTAATAATAGGTAATGAAATTTGGTTAGTGACCACTTCATTTGCAGATATATTGGTATTAACCAATAGCCGTGGTACCCAATACAGAGAGTTAGTATTAGAGAAGTAATGGAAAAGTATATCTATAGAGCTAAATTAGAGAGAGTAATCGATGGTGACACTATTGATGCTCTTATCGATGTTGGTTTCGATATCTGGGTCAAAAAACGAATTAGATACAAAGGCATTGATACTTGGGAATCTAGAACCAGAAACCTAGAAGAAAAGAAAAAAGGTTTAGCTGCGAAAACTAGAAATCAACAATTATTGGAAGAGATAAGTTCTAAACCAGGATTCTTTAGACTAAAATCTTACGGTGTTGGAAAATACGGTAGGGTGTTAGGTGAAATTTTTATTTTAGATAAAGACGATAAACCTATTAGTATAAATGAAACATTAATAAAGGAGGGCCACGCCTATGTTTATGAAGGTGGTAAAAAAAAATTATTTAAAGGATGAAAAAGTTACTATTCTTACTATGTTTAATACCAACTATCGTATTAGGACAAAGCAGTTGGTTTAATTTACAAATACAATATGATTTTTATGCACCGTCAGAGTCTTCAGTTCTGATTAATGGTAATGGTGATACCGTACTCACGCATCAACCCACTCAACCATATGAGTTCTTTCAGACAATAGTATATGTAGATTCTGGAGCATTTACCGTAAGTTTATATGATTCATTTGGAGATGGTTGGATAGACTTTAACCAAACAGATGTGTGGGTTAAAGTTTCAAATCAATGTCAAGGTTCTATACTAAATTTAGACGCAGCTTTTAATTTTACACAATTTGATACGGTAATAAACATATTACCTTGTCCCCCACCTATATTGGGGTGTACAGATACCATGGCTACAAATTATGACCCTACCGCTTATTTAGATGATGGAAGTTGTTCATATATTTTTGGTTGTACTGACCCCAATGCTGTTAACTACGACCCTAATGCGGCGATAGAGTTAGAAGGTGATGTGGAAATATCTTCCTGTAATTCTATATGGACACAAAATTATTTTGGGATAAATTTAAATTTTTACAATTCAAATTCTTCCGCTTTTTCTATAGGTGATAAAATTATTGTAGGTGGAATCGACTATTGGATTGACGCTATAGTACTCCCTACCAACTGTAACTCAAATGTAGCTTTAATTTATGTTGCTAATAGTCCATATGCTGTTGATGGTTCATGGACTTCTGTAGGTGGAGTGTTACAAAATCCAGTTGGGTTACAAGATAATTGGTCTATTGGTGGTTGTTATTACAATCCAGGATGTACCAACCCTATGTATGTAGAATTTGACCCTAACGCTGATTTTGATGATGGTAGTTGTCAGACACTTGCAGTATTTGGATGTACGGATAGTACCGCAATTAATTTTAATCCCTGGGCAGATAACGATAACGGTTCTTGTATTTTACCTCCTTCATGTGGTTTCACTGAGTTTGAATGTCAAGTTTCTCTTACTCTAGATAATTACCCAGGTGAGACTGGATGGTTAGTTACTGCGGATAATGGAACTACAGTAGATACTGTATATTATGTACCACCAGGTTCATATAACTTTGGTCAGTCTGGAACTGTAGTTAATACAAATTTTTGTGTACCAGCGAATCTTAGTACATTTATAACTTTTACTTTAACAGATTCTTACGGTGACGGTTTAGCTGGAACTACTACTGGTGGTACTGTTGATGGTGATGTTATAGTTGAAAATATTTCATGTGGTGACACTATATTTGAGTTACCTAACCCGTCTTTTGGTAGTTCAGTTTCTAGTGATGGGACGTACTCTAGTCCATGGCCTATGTTATGTAACGGGTTGTTAATAGTTCCTGGATGTATGGACCCACAATATCAAGAATATAATCCTTTAGCTACCAATGACGACGGAAGTTGTCAAACATTACACATTTACGGATGTATGGATACCACATCATTTAACTATGATTCAAACGCTACTTCTCCAGCTTACATTAGTCCTACACAATATCAAGTAATTTTAGAAGATGACGGAGGTGATGGATGGGGGAATTCCTTTATTGGTTTACGTCAAGGGAATCAATTATGGGATTTTAAATTAGACCCAGGAGTTTTCGTAGATACATTCTATATTGATTTAACTGTAGACGTATATCAAACACCTTTAGAGATGTTTTATTTCGAAATACCTTTACCACAACAAAACCCGTCTCAGCTCCAAATTCAAACTATTCAAAATTCAGTTGTGGTTAAAAATGATTATGGGACAATAATAGAAGAAGGGACTTACCCTTGGGCTAATGGAAATAAACTGAAAAATTTTAATGGTCCTCAGGACATATACAACGCTATTCCTTTTGGTGGGTATGATTGTACACCCAAAATTTATGGTTGTACAGATTCTACCGCACATGTAGATTCTTATAATCCTAACGCTAATACAGATGATGGTTCATGTTTTTATAATCCTGAATGTAACAATGCAGGATTTGTTGAATTTTGGGAGGCTGATTCTACAGTGGTAGATTATTGGAGCATAGATTACTGTTACACTACTGCTATTTTTGGTTGTACTGACAGTACAATGTTTAATTATAATTCTTTAGCAAATGTAGATAATGGTTCTTGTATTCCATATATCTACGGTTGTACGGACCCTACAATGTTTAATTATAATTCACAAGCAAATGTAGATGATAGTAGTTGTGTACCTTTCACTTATGGTTGTACTGACCCTACGATGTTTAATTATGACCCAGTTGCTAATGTAGATGATGGTACTTGTATACCATATGTGTATGGTTGTACTGATAGTACAATGTGGAATTACGACCCCTTAGCAAATACCGATAATGGGAGTTGTCAACCATATGTTTACGGGTGTATGGACCCTAATGCGTTTAATTATAATCCTTTAGCTAATACTAATCAGGTATCCGCTAACGACTTCTCCAACCCTTGTGTCCCAGTAATTTATGGTTGTACAGATTCAACAGCATTTAACTACGACTCTAATGCTAATACAGATGATGGTTCATGTATAATAACTGTTTACGGGTGTACAGATGTTACTGCGTATAATTATTTACCTACCGCTAATACAGATGATGGTAGTTGTTTATATGACGCTGGTTGTATAGATGGTCCTGGTGTACCTTATTGGTTGAATGACACTTGTTACGCTTGGGTTATTTCAGTAGACCCTTATTGTTGTAACAATGTGTGGGACTCCTTTTGTCAAGCAGAATATAATTTCTGTCAAGATGGTACTCCATTAAATCTAGATGAAGTAGAAGATAATGGACGTAAAATTATAGTCTACCCTAACCCAACACAAGAACTTATTAATATAAAACATAACTTAAAAACTAATGTAATAGTAGAAATTAGAGATATGATGGGTAAATTAGTTACCACTTCTACTAATCAAAATAAAATTGATGTATCATTTTTATCTAGAGGTTTATATAACCTAACTATTAAATCTGATGAAATTATAGTAACTAAAAGAATTATTAAACAATGAAAAAATTATTAGTAATCTTATTATTAACTCCGATTGTTTTATTGGGGCAAACAGAAAAAAACTCTGTTAAAAAAGAACCTTCTAAATTTTCAAAAGAAGTAAAACGTGTATTTAAGTACTCAACATTTTACGCCGCGATGAATGGTAGTAATTCGATTTCAGATGGGGACTTATATACGATTACCCCACAAGGTCAACTATCTTATGATAGAGAACAAACACCTTTTGACTTTTCTATTGCTTTAGGAATTAGAAAACGTGCAAGATTCGGATATGAAAATAGAGCTAATACATTTTATGATGGGACTGAAAAATCATTAAGTGACGCATCTACCATAGGTAAGGTTAAAGGATTTGAATACCTAGCTGAAATAGACTATAGAAGATTGTTAGGTGAAAATTACCTAAATCAACATTATTTTTTAAGATATGTAGCTAAACACTGGTTAGCCAAAGTGGAATATTTAGAAAATAATTTTACTGATATCAGTTTTTATGAAGCATCACAAAGATATAGATACAACGTAAATAATAAATTATCTTTTAATCTTGGTTTAGTACAAAGAATTTCTGCCCCTTATGGTTATGACCCAGTAGAAGAATGGTTAATAGAAAATGATTACGCCGACTACACCTATCTAGCACAAGAAGAAGGTTATAGTTTTGACCCTAACAATGGTAATTATTACAATGCTGATGGTACTTTAGTTGCCACTAGTAGTGCAGTTTTTGAAAATACAGTAATACCTACAGTGATTAGTGACTATAGTAGACGTAAAAGGGGTGAAATACCATCACAGTGGTCTCACTCTTTAATTATAGGTGGTGATTACTACCACTTTACAGATGATTTTTGGACCCACGCTTGGATTAACGTATTACCATATCATTTAGATATTGGGAAAGATTACTCTTACCACCGTTTTAATGAAAATAAAAATTGGATAGATTATGGTGGAGGTTTAATTTTTGGTTGGAGAATAACTAAAAGTTTAGGAATCTTCCTTGAAGGAAACTACACGAAGTATTGGAATCGTGAGTGGCATGATTTTAAGGTGGGTGCTAACTATATTATATTTTAATACATAATTTAACAATGACAAAAGAATTAAATGAAGACACATCGTTTAAAGTCAGTATTAAGACTTTAATTGCGATTGCAGCAGGAATAGCAACTGTGGTGGGAATGTGGTTTGCACTACAAGCTGATATAGAAGAAGCTAAAAAATTACCTGTACTAGAAATACCAGAACCCGAAGTTACTAGAATGGAATTTGACATGAAAGACCAATTAATTAGACAAACTATCATGACAACCCAACAAGATGTTGAAGAAATAAAGGAGGATTTAAAACGAATCGAGGAAAAACTGGATAAACTTAGATAACCTAACTAATTAATGAAAACTTTTAAAATCTTATCTGCTTTAATATTAACATTAATGTGTTTTACCGCACAAGCACAAAGTAAAATGAATAAAATTCCTCAGTATGGGGTAGTGGTGGTAGAATTTAACGCTGGATGGAATTCCTCTAAAAATGTTACTTGGATTAACAAGTTAAAAGAGGCAGAAGTGGGGAGACTCTTGATAGACGAAAATCCTAAATTCCAATCAAAATATAAAATAGTGGTTGTGCCGACTCTAATAGTCTTTAAAGATGGTGTGGAAGTGCAAAGATTCCAAGCTAATATTATGATGGACATGGAAGCTACTTTAGAAGATGTTCAAGAGGGTGTGGATGATGCACACATGGAAGGATTTTAACGTCTAAAACCTTTTATTTCAGTTCTAGTTCCCATTCCAATCATAGTATTAATAAAATTAATCCTTTCTTCTATTTTGTTCTTAGCGATTTGTAAAATTTCTAAATCAAATTCTGAGTCTACCCAATTTACAAAATCCTCACTACTAAAAGAAGCTTCATAATTTGTCAAATCGACCTCTTCTTCTATTTTATTTAGAAGTTTTTGATACTGGTGTTCTGTTAAAATAACTTTAGACATGTACTATTCTTTTTATTATAAATACTTATAAGTTAGGCAAGTTACTCCACCGAATAAACTTAATTTATTTATAGGACACGTTACACTTTTAAGATAATTTTTCCTATATTTGTATCACAAAAAAAAATGTTATGGGAAAAATGAAAGAAGTTTTTATGAAAGAAAGAGAATCAGAAAATGATAAATATGTAGATGAATCCTATTTTTATAATAAATGGAAAGAGGAACAACAAGAACCAAAAAATTACATCGGTGGTGATGAAGATTTTGTAGACTTTGTTGATGAATTACCTCCTGTAGTTCGAGAATATAAACCTGTGGACGATTCTAACGAATACTGATATCTTTTCTTTAAAAATTTTCTTCTTTTATACCTGGGTGGGTTAACCGCTAACTTAAATTGAATCACCATATTTGTCTTTTAAGTATTTGTGCCATTCTTCTTGTTTTCTTCCGTTTACAAACATCCAACCTATTCTAAGGTCAAACCATCTTCTTAATTTTTTAATCATATTTAGTTTTTTTAATGTTTACAGTTATACCAGCTTTTCCTACCGATAAATCGTAAGTGTTACTTCTATTGTCATTTATGAATCCATAATCTTTAAAATAAAAAATAATTACTTCTTCATCATTTAACCATCCATGGATAGCGTTAGTAGCGTAGTCAATTGAGGGGTGTTTTATATATTCCATCTTCCAAGACTCACGGTATTCCTCAACTAGTTCATCAGGGGTTATATGTATTATCATTTTTAATTACTAAGAGGTGCTTTAATCGGTGAGTGTGGGTTATAGTTTTCGAGAGACACTTCAGCGTATCCTAGTAACAAATCTAGATTACCTACCTTAACGTTTGGTAACTCCATAGGTTCTCTACTTAATTGTTCCTTAGCTTGTTCAAGATGATTGTTATATAAATGTACATCACCTAAATTTCCTATTAATTCACCTGGTACCATATTAACTTCTTTAGCGATTAATTTTAAAAGTAACCCATAAGATGCTATGTTGAATGGTAAACCTAAAAAGGTATCTACAGAACGTTGGTTCCACATTAATGATAATATTCTTTTAGGTACTCTTAAAGAATCTAATTTAATGTGTGAATCTACATCATGTTCACAAAATTCCTGTCTTTCTTTTAGACTTAACTCTCTTGTATAAACTTGAAATCCATAATGACATGGTGGGAGAGTCATTTTATCTAGTTCACTCACATTCCATGCGTTAACCATTAATCGTCTACTGTCTGGATTTGTTTGAAGTTCCTTTATAAGATTTTTGATTTGGTCAACAGAAGATTTGACATTAGGAAATGAGCCTTCATCAATTAATTGGTTATCGTATTTATCCCAATTCCTCCATTGTTTACCATACACTGGACCTAAATCACCCCACTTCTTTGCGAACTCACCATCTGTTTTTATTGCATCAATGAATTCTGGTTGTGTCATCGTAGGGTAGGGATATGGAGATTCTTGACAATAAGCCTTATATGCGTCACCATCCCAAATATGACAATTGTTATCAACAAGATATTTGATGTTTGTATCACCACGTAAGAACCATAATAATTCTGTCACAATTCCTTTCCAATACATTTTCTTTGTTGTTAGTAATGGAAAACCATTTTTCATATTATGTCTCACCGTGTAACCAAATATAGATTTGGTTCCTGTGCCTGTTCTGTCTTCTTTATCCACACCATACTCCAGTATAGTTTTAAGTAATTCTTGATATTGTTTATCTAAGTTGTTCATTTTATTATTTTAACCTCTTTGTTTTTTAATTCATCATAAATAAATTCAATTAATTCGTCAATACCGTATTCACTTAAAAAGTCATCCCAGTCCATAGTAGAGTAGGTTTGATAGACAGTTTCTCTAGCGTAGTCCCAGTGGTCCTCAAAAGTTTCCAGGTCTCTTGTGTCCATAAAACTATTAAAAGAATCTGTATCTAAGAATTCTTCTACATCCCCATCTTCAGTGTATTTCACAATAATAATTTCATCATAATCACCATAATAATAGACATCATATAAATTACCATCATATTCTACACATTCCTCCTTTTCTAAAGAATAGATATTTTTTTCAACGAAGGTTTTAAGTTGATTAAATTTAGATTTTTCCATAATACTCCAATAATAAGAATTAGGTGGTAAAGTATCAAGTATATGATATTTATAAAATAATGAAAACAGGTTTATTAGACATATTAAAAGAATCTATAAATGAAGGTGGGGTCAAAAAAGACCTTTACACTAATTTAAAATTATCTAAACGTAATGAATTTTACGAAGAAGATGATTTAACACAGATACCACTAAGCCCACAAGAAAAATATGATAGAGAGGTAACTGAACTAAGAGTTAAAAATGATAAACTATTCGAAAAAAAATTAAGGCATTATTTTACTTATTTACAACGTTTAGGTGGGATGGACGAAGTAAAAAATTCATTAGAAACTCATCCTGATGGCACAAGAAATGTCCCCGCTTATAAAGATGCGATAGGTGGATTAAAATTAGTTGGATTTAATCCTGAATATTATAGACCCTTATCTATGGACTTAATGGATAAAATTTACGTGTTAGTCGTTAATTATATACACAATGGTGGAGACAGTAGAAATTTTATGGAAGGACCTTTAGACATTATACCCGCTAAACAGTGGGACGTAGATACCGATTACTCAGAAGACGTGATTGAATATGGAACGTCTTTTGGTTCCGCGTATGGTGATAATGAAGAGCGTGTTAAAGAACTGGTGTTAGCTCATCCATGGCATTTCGAACAAGATAGAGAGACTCACGACCATGATTATGTGGGGGACTACAAAAGCAAAAAAATAACAAATCTATCAGTTAAGGACATTAAATTAGTAAGACAAGCATTTGAACGATGAAAAATATAGAAAACAAAATTAAAAGAATGAGGAAATTAATGTTGGAGTCTGAAGGTAGCCCTGAAGAAAACGACTTTATAGATGGTGTCAGAGACATATTAAAAAAACAGAAAGAGAACAAGGATGAGAACGCTTATTACGATGATTTCCAAAAACTATTCAAAAAATTAGACATACCTTTTCATTAAATTTGATTTTTAAGTTAAAGTTACTTATATTTTAAGTAATGAAGTTAAGTAAAAAAAATAAAAAAATCTTGGGGGTCTGTGGTGGTATCGCTAAAAAACTAAATGCCGACCCAGGACTCACAAGATTTGTATTTATAATATTATTTTTATATCCAGGAACACCAGCTATATTAATTTATTTAATATTCTGGTTAATAATGGAAAAAAATTAAAAATCACCAGGAGCAACTTGCATACAAGTTAAACCATTTTTTCTCCACATATCCACAACCTTTTGACGGTCATCGAAAACAGCTACAATTCTATCTCTTATATCACCAGGAAATAAGTCGTCTAACCAGTGTTGTTTTAATTCATCATCTGGCATGTACATCCACTCCTTACTTGTAGGTCTCATTTTAATAATGTGGTAAGGTACGTTATTTCTATTTAACCAAGATTTAGTAGTTAATTGTGTTCCTTTACTTCTCCCAGATAAAATTGCAATCATATGACCAGACTCTGCTAAGACTTGTGCCATTTTAATTACTGCAGGGTTAGGTTTATCTAATTTAATGTTTTCAGGGTCAAAAAATTTATCCCAATCCATTTTACCATTATCTTTTGTAGATAATTTTCTTCTCTCTTCGATGTTAGCGAGAGTACCGTCCAAATCAAATATTACCCAAGAATCTTTCATTTTTTGTTTTTGTTTTAAAAATTATTAATCAATACAAATATAAAAAAAAATTATCATTTGACCTAATTTATCTTAAAAAAACTTAATAAGTCTACCCTACCCCCTATTTATATAATATATAAGTAGAAATACGTACACCTTCCTTACGTGTTTATAAGGGACATTTATCTACTATAAGTGTCTATAAAGTTAAAAAAAATATATTATGAAAAAGTTACTCCTCGTACTACTATTGTTAGTACCATTTCTAGCTAAAACTCAATGTAATAACGGAACAAATTATTATCCATCTTCAATATACACCCCAACACCTGATACTTGGGGGTATGCCTCTACATGTAACTGGGCAGGAGAAGTAATGAGAATGAATATTGTATCAGGAGACTCATATCAATTTTCTACTTGTGATAATTATGGAGGTGTGCTTGCAAGCTATGATACACAAATCACTTTACGTGATGGTAGTGGTACATTATTAGCATATAATGATGACTTTTCTGGTTGTTCTGGGTTTTCATCTTACTTGAATTGGACAGCAACTTATACAGGTGTATTATATGTTCATTTGAATGAATACAATTGTGCAACAAATATGGTATGTACAAGAATAATGGTATACCGAACAGAACCTATATCATTACCTATTACATTACATTACTTTGATGCATTTCACATAGACAATATCGATAATACAATTCAAATAGAATGGATAACATATTCTGAACAAAACAATGATTATTTCACCGTATTAAAATCTTATGATGGATATGAATGGTCTGAATTATGTAAGGTACCTGGTGCTGGAAATTCTAATATGGAATTATCATATTCAGTAAGAGATACAAATCCTCGACCAGGTGTACAATATTACAAATTACGACAAACCGATTATGATGGGCAGTGGGAAGAATTCGATGTTGTATCAGTAATAATCAAAACAGAACGTAAAGAAATTGTAAGAGCTTACAATCAAATGGGTCAAGAAGTTGGTATAGATACTAAAGGCCTCTTATTTCTAGTGTGGGATAATGGTGATGTAACAAAAATTATAAACTAATGAAAAATTTAATTTTAACTATAATTTTATTGGTCTGTGGCGTATCTTATGGACAATACCACGGTGTTGACTGGAATACCCAGGATAATTGCCAACATCAAACAATAATATATTACGATAACGGACATATAAAAGAAGTAGGTTGTCATAATAATGATTTAAAAAAAACAGGACAATGGCATATGTACGCACCGAACGGTGAAAGAATTGCACTTGCAGGATTTGACCATCATGGTAAAAAACACGGTGAGTGGATGATATGGGATGACCAAGGTAAACTTAAAGCTCATATGATTTACGAACACGGAAAAAGAACTGGTGTGTGGAAAGCCTATTTAAGTGATGGTACTGTCCAAAAAAGAAAATATAAAGATTAATTTTTTTAGGTCCAACCCAGACTTTTGCGAAAAAATCCTATATATATTATAGCAGCATGCGTTAAAGCAAAAAGAAAAAAAGCAAGTTTTAAATAGCTTGCTTTTTTAATGCTTGGAAAATCCAAAATTAATTTTTCATTTTATATGTTTAATAGAACTATTTATAAGATATGAAAAACGACATCCGTAAAGTTTTAAGAGAATACTGGGACAACCAACCAGATAAATGGGGGTTGTTAGAAATGGATGTTCGTGCTCTTACCGATAGAATTATTGAACGTCACAAAGATAACTGGGACGGGGACCAATACGCTGTTATTGATGCAATACAACAAGTATTTGAAGGTATGTTCGAAAAAGTACCAATTAATGAAGTCGTAGATACTGTTGGTGGTGGAGAAGAAAAGTTAAAAGACTCTGGTAATACTCTTATCGGGTCACAACACTATAGAGGTTATGGTGAGAATACGGGTTATTACGCTGAAACTATAAATAAAGATATGTTTTTTAACCTAATAAAAGCAATCGTCCAGTATACCCCTTGGGAAAAAATAGAAGAACTTAATGATGATGAAGCGTGGCGTTGGTCGGAAGTTATAAACCCCATAGTTAAAGTATTTGGTATTAAAGATATAAACTATTCACCAGACGGATTAGGTACAAGAATTTGGTTTACAATTAAAAACCCTAAAAATTATGATGGTATAAAAGATGGTACCATCACTAACGTTAATGGATTAGAAATACCTGAAAGAAAAACTTTTGAAGTTTATATGGAACAAACTGAGAGGGAAAATGTAAGTTATAGATATACTGTAACTGTTGAAGGTTATGATGAAGACGCTGTTTATAGTGCAGTAGAATACGATGAAGATGGTGAATATAATTGGTATGACTATGAAGACAGTAAAGGTTTTGATAGGGAAGTGTATGATGGAGAGTCAATGGAAAAAGAAGTTATATCCATAAAAGAAGTATAAAGATTTTAAAAGTATTTATATAATATGAAAAGAAAAGTCACAAATAACGACATTAGAAAAGCCATTAGGGGAGTTATAAATGAAGGACATAGTTCGTATATGGCTAAGTCTCAGTTATACAACATCGCTAGAAAAGCACAAAGTATGTACGACCAATTAGAAAAGGGTGAACCTTTGGAAGATTGGATGGAATCTAATATTGCAAAAATGGACAATATGATGGACAGTGTTAGTGACGCTTTCTCATATGACCAACACCAGGAGAGAAGTTGTCCAGATGGAATGTACTGGTGTAATGAAGACCAAATTTGTAAACCTGACTCACAAGATATGAGTATTATGGTTTCTACACAGGAAATGAATGAAGCTATAGGTTTTACTAAAAGTTATGAGGGTGAGTTAAAGACTCATATGGATGCTTTTATTAACATTGTATGTGGTTATATAAAAGAACAAGTAAGTAAAAAATCTATGTATGGGGATGAAGTGATAGTACAAAGATTATATCAGTTATTAGCTGAGGGAGGAGAACTACATTCTCCAGTACAAGAACTTATAGATATAATAGATAACTTACCTAATAAAGACCAAGGACCGATGGGTTTTAGAATAGGACAAAATTATTAAAAATGACAAAAATTTTAATCTCAGAAAAACAATTAGAAAGACTAAGTAAAATAGTTTTAAAAGAACAGAATAGACCTGTTACTGTAAGTCCAGGAGAATTGGTTCAGATGTATATGACAAACGACTTAAATAAAATTCTTTTAAGTAAACAAGATGAACTCGCGGGACAATATTTTATAGCTATTGTTGGGAATGATGAACAAATACAATTAAGATATGGTGAAAATGGTAGTGAAGGAGCTGAATTTGAAATGGAAGATTTTGGTACGAGAGGAAAAAGATTTAGACTACCCATTGGTAGATGGTCTATAACAGTACCTACTAACGATATTGATTTAATAGCTGAATTAGAAAATTCAGAACCTTATGGGAAAGATTATAAAGCGTTTTTTGCTGTTAATGACGATTTAACTAATTACGTTAAAAGAGAAATAAATAGAGTTAAAGTTAAATTTTTATTCTATATAGATAGACAAGCATCTAGTGACGGTTTCGGAGGTTTTACATTTTACCAATTACCAGGGAGGAAAAAACCTAAAGGGGTACCCATAGTTAATTTAGGGCAATCTTTCCCTATAACTGAAATTACTCCACTAGGAAGTAAAAGAGGTTCGAGAGCTAATACGATGGGACTCAAACTTGGTAAAAGAATTTACGGTGAGGTTTATGGTTCAGGACTACAAGCAAAACTCGAAAGATTACAATTAACTATCCCAGCTGAATTATTACCCCAAAAACCAGGAGGCGACCCAATAACAACACCAGATATACCAGAAGAAGATATCATCATACCTATATTTTCAGTTGTGGGTGCTAATTTACCATATGCGGATAATATGATTATGCCTTACTTTAACAAATATCCACAAGCTGAAGAACATTTTGGTAAAATAGTTGAAGCTTTTGTAAAATATATAAATGCGGGTGGTGGTGACAAACTTACTAATGTAACTATTAAAGGTAGTGCAGATTCAGCAGCACCAAATGAAAAGGTTCCTAGTGGCTATAATAAATTAGACCATCCAGGAGGTAAACTTTTCGGTGGAATTCCAAAAACTGACTTAAAAGGAAGAAACCAATGGTTGGCAGATAATAGAGCAAAACAATACGCTAATGCTTTAATTACAGCCATTAAGGATAGAACTGGATTTGATTTGAAGATAGAAGTATTACCTGGAGATAACTACTATGGTCAAGGAAGTAGTAAACGAGGTCAGGAATATAGAAAAATTACATTAACACCAAACGCTCCAACACACAAGGGTCCATCACAGAAAAAATAACTACTTGTTAAAATTTTCGGTTGGGAACATCTGAACAGCTATTATTAAATTTAATTTTTGATTATAAGTAATGTAGTGTCCATAATAAGATGTGAATGTTTTTCCTTTATTAAAAACGTCATGAACTTCTGTTAGAACATTCATTCTGTGATAGGTAGAACTCATAAAATTATTATGGATTCTTTGAGCGATTTCTAAACTTGTTTGAGTACTATCATAATTAAAGGCTGTGATATTCTCTGAAGAGATAATATATTTTAAATCACTACTAATTTTAATTCTGTCATCTGGAAACTCATATAATGGATTTTCATTTGTGTGTGCGATTTTTTTACGGGTATCAACATTACTTAAATATACCGCTTGAATTTTTGCCCCGTTATTAATCAACGTATCGGTTGCAAATGCACTTAATCCCCTACTAGACCTTTCTTTATTTATTACATTTAATAAATGTGTTTCTATCTCAGTAAAATTTTGAGAGTAACTTAAATTACAAACAAATGTTAATATGATTATTAGTATATTTTTCATACTACAAATATAAAAAAAATTTTGATATAAACCAAGGAATTGGAGGATACTTATAAAAATTTGGTAAGTTAATATTAAGATATTGACTTACAAGGGTTAAACGCTTTTCCTAGAGGTCTTTCATTTCCAGAAACATCTCCACTAATTTTTCCGTAAGGTTCTTTCGGACCATAAATTATTTTTTCTAATTTTCCATTTCTATCTACAGTGTACGCACATATCATAGGTGCATCACCATGGTATCCTTTTGTTTGACCTTTATCACTTCTTGTTAAACTACCTTGTTTACCCTCTATACTTAATTGTAATAAACCTGTAGGTGATTTTTCTATCATTTGTTTTAATAATTTGTCGTTAACTGCAAATACATTAACAGCTGACTCTCCCTCACCACCTCTTCCTGGTTCTGTTGGGGGTGGTTTACTAGGGGAAATTCTTTTGATTAAATTAGGATTATCTGATTTAGAAATACCCAGTCTAGTTCCACTCTTTTTCTTAAAGTACCCCTGACCGTTATTCATATTAGCAATACCGACTTCCACCCCATTACATTTAATATTAAAGGTAGCAAAATCACAACCATGTTCTCTACTACTTGCTGGTACAGTAATCCCATCAATAGTCTCACCACCACCACCTTTTTTAAAATAACCTACAATTATTCTTAGTCCACTAGCACATTTAAATAATTTTTCTTTTTGACCCGCACTAATTGAAAACCCGGCAAAAAAAGTAATGTCAACATATTGTCCAGGGTTGGGATACTTTGAAACATCTCTTTTTTCATCAATACAACCTCCAGTATCAGTAATTTTTGCGGTTATGTTTTGAGGAGTAATTTCATTCTTTACTGCAAATCCTATATCTTTACCTTTCTTTTTAATTGTACTAATTAATTTTTTCCATCTGTTTTCTGCATAACCCAGATTTTGGTCCCATCTTGTATTACCCGCTTTAGGTAAAGTTTCAAATGGGGGTTGGGAAAGCTCTACATCTGTATATTCCTTTCCTACATTATTATAAGTGGGTTGTAAAGCATATTCATTGTAGTTACTAGCGGACCCCACAACTCGTTGAACAGTGAGTACATCTATACTATGAGTATCTAAAAAATTTTTATTTTTAGGGAGTTGTTCTATCAATTTTTGTTTTACCATTAACAATGCTTTTTCATAAACTTTTTCACTAGATATGGTAGCTCCAAAGTAAGCTGTAAATCTAATTTTACACCTTTCTGGCTTACCATCATCACCTTTACTAACGGCTACGGTACGGAGCTTAGGGTCTGGAATATTATTACTTCCACTACAATTACCATATTTTTCTTCTTGCTCAGTAATGGTTTCACCTATATTATAATCTATAAGTGATTTCATTTTTCTGATTTCGTTCTCTACTAAATGTCTTTTCATAATTAATCAAATAATCCCATAGCCTTATAAACTTCGTATGCTGAAACTGGACTATTACCACCTACTGACCAGTAATCTATATCTTGTGGGTGAACACCATATTGTTTGTAGTCATATATAGAAGCTCTAACACCATTGTCAAATTCAATGTCCCATTCCACCTGTGTTTTACCATCTGGGGAAGACTGGTCCCAGGTTGGTGGTCCGAATACTCTGACAATATCATCCATGTAAATACCTTCCAGTTCACCTTGTCTACTACCACCCACAAAAGGTAACCCTCTTTGGGGAGTACCAACTATAAAACCTCTAGGTTGTAATTCAAATTCCAAGTCTTCTAAATCCCAATCTGAAGACATAGGGTCGTAAGATTCAATAAATAACGAAAATAACATATCTATTACCTTACGGTCATTACTAAAACCAAATAACTTAGCCTCATCCTCTATTAACTTATGTAGTGAAGAACTAAATCTATAAGTGTGTGCTTGACCTGGATGGGTTAACCTACCATCTTCATGTATGGAATCTAGGTCTTCCGCCATTTCTATATTCATTTTAGGTCTAATGTGCCTAAATAATTGTTGTATAGTTTTAATATTGTTCATTTAAATATAAATACCCTAACTCTTTATTAAAATTTTTCCTTTGTGAGGTATATTTATAGTAAAATAAAATCATTAACCAAATATAATGAAAAAAATGAAAAAGAATTTAATTAACGAAGACATCAGAAAAATGATGGGTCTTATCGATTATGATAGGGGTAAAACTTTAACAGAAAATAAAGAATCTAATAAATCACAATTATTAAATGAAATTTTTCCCGCATTAGTAGCCTACGGTGCTGTAGCTGCAGGTCTATATAAAGCATGGGAATGGGGAGTAGACGCTTGGGGTTCTAAAAGTATAGATGCAAGAATAACTGACGCTTTAGACCAGACAACTTGGCCAAAAATCGAGAAGGCTATTAGAGAGACTGAGAAAGCAACGGGAGAAGATATTGAAGGAAAGTTTGATGTGGCAAGTGCATCAGAAGCTAAAAGAATGGCTAACGATTTAAATGCAGCATTTGATTATACATTCGGAACAGATGAGGACAAAATAGGTGATACATTTGCTGATATGGGTTCATTTATGGATTTAGCACGTGTTTCTTATGAATATGGTGACCGTCCTGACGGTGATTTAGCTTATGAATTAGACGACGAATTGAGTCAATCTGATTTTAAAACTTACGTAAGTAATAATATGAAAAGTAAACCTTTAGCTGTTTTTAATGGTAAATCTTACGATAGTCTAGAGAAATTATTAGCTGCTATAGCAGAAATGGCTAAACCAGCTGAGGAAGAAAAAACACCTAAATCAATCATTAAAGAAAAATTTGAAAATTTCCCATGTGTTCAGGTAGAAATTGAAAACGCAAAAGAAATTAAATACCCTTATAAAGGAAAAGAGGACCGAGTATATATTATCGCAGAAAATGGCGACCTAATGTTAGTAACAGTAGATGGAAGGTATAAAGCTAAAGTGGGTGGAGAAGTATCTTCAGGTAATATTGAATGTCCAGATGATTTTAGTATTGAAGATGAAGGAGAATTAACATTATCAGAAGGTAGATATATTTTTGAACAAAACTTTGGTGGTATTAAATTAAATCCTAAAGGTAAACCTGCTGATGATGCCTCTGGTGAAGAAGAAGGTGGTGGAAGTTCATCTGGTGGAGGAAGTTCATCTGGTGGGGGAAGTAGATATACTAGAACCGATTTAGATTATATGGATGTTGTATCTTGTAATGGTGAAGTAAAAAAAGGTGATAGAGGACAAGTAGTGAAAGACATTCAATCAAAATTAAATGAATCTCCTAAAGTAAATCCTAAATTAAAAGTAGATGGTATATTCGGTTCAAAAACTGAAGCAGCCATTAAACAAGCGGGGGGGACAAATGTATTTAACTGTGAACTTGCTAAAGCATTAGACGCTGAATCTAATAAACCTGAAGATAATGTAGCGGGTAAAGAAGAAAAAGATGGTGGTGAAAAAATAAGCCAAGCAGAAGCTAACGAACTAGATAAAGTTACAATAGAAAAAGAAGGTACTGATAAAGTGACCATTAAAGACCAGATAGCTGATTTAAATCAAGCGATTAGTCAACAACCTACTAAAGATGATTGTAAAGATTTAATTGCAAGTGCAGCCGCAGGAATAAAGATGGGTGTTCGAGTGAATGACCTTGGTTCATTAAAACAATGTTTTAATTCATATAATTTTTTCCCTTCTATTTCAGCGGGGAAAGTTAAAAAAACTTACGGAATAAAAGGAAAAGGTAATTAATATGAATAAGTTAAAAGAAATATTCTCAAAGGTAACAAGTTGGGTGGACTCGAAAGGGTTCTCCGCTTTAGCATCTCTAGGAATTGGTATTGGTTTATGGATATTTGGATACAAAATTTATGCTGGAATTGCATTTGGTGTATTCTTAACCAGGAACTGGGACATTCTCCGAGGATGGTTAAAAAAAATAAATTAAAGAAAAAGGACTTCGGTCCTTTTTTTTATGCTCTAACGTAATATATTTATAGATATGTTAGAACTTCTTGAGTCAAAAAATAAAACACATATATTATCTAAAAAACTACCTCTAGAGTTAGATAATCGACTTTATAGTATGATTCACCTAATAGGTGGAATGGACTTTAGAGACGTGATAAGATTTGCAAATAATGCAAGTTTTGACCAGGTAACAGAACTACAACAGAAGGTAGAACAATTCCCATCAACCATAGAAGAAATAATGCCTTATGTAGGTGGTTTTCAGTACCTAAAGGACTCAAAAGAATACAATGAAATTTTAGATTTAATCTTTAGTCCTAACCCAGAAAACTTATATGAAGATGTGGAAGTAGGACCTGACGGCCTATACAATACAGACACTAACCCCTATTTTACCAGATACATCACACCAGAATTAAAAAAGATATTATTTAAAATGTGGGACAAAAAAGGGAGACCTAGTTACACAGATTTAAAATTATTGGGTGTTGATTCTGAAGAGTTATTCAAAGACGAACCGTTTGCGAATGTTCCCGATATTATAATGCCTGTCTTAATGATAGAATGGGTAGGGGGTATTCAAAATACAGAATTTGCTAAAGATAAGAGTTTTATTACATGGGAAGGTAATACACAAGGAAGAGGAGATGGATTAATAAGATTTAGATTAGAACCTACAGGTTTTGATTATTCATTTGATGAACAAGAAAATTTTGGTGACGCGGGTTATTCATGTTGGTTTCTGAAAATATACATAGATAAAAATTCTATAGTTCCACGTAGTTACATCACCAGTAATGACAAGTTAGAATGGGAAGGGAGCAAGTGGAAAAGTGGTAAAGGTTATGGGGTGACGGAAGACGGATTTATAAAAATAACTAACTTATTCCCACCAGAGTATCTTAATAAAGAAATGTCATATAGAGACTACACCAACCCACAAATGGACCTCATCGAAGGAATGTGGGAAAGTTACACAGAGTTAGCTTGTGAGTACTTCTGTAGTTTTTGTAGAGTGGAAGTAGTCTTAGTTTAAAGACTTACTTTATCCTCACTGTATTTTTTACCCTCCTTTATAGATTCTAAATAAGCTCTAACTTTAGTACCAAGAGTAAAATTATTAGGGTTTTCTTTTCTTAAATTTTGTAGTTTTTCCAAGATTTCTATGTAATCATGGATTGTCATTATTTTTTCTTCCATTTTAAATTGTTTGAGTGAACCCACTTAAATCCAATGATAGTTGGTTAGGGTTATTGTTTTTAATTTTTCTTATATACGTATTTCGTTCTTTTCTTTTTTTAATAGTTCTGGTATGAGCCTTTACAAAAGTACCGTCTTTTCTTCTATATTCTTTTATATGAACTTCAATATACGTTTCCATAACCATAATTTTAAACAATTTTTTATACTTTGTCACTATTTATTATAAAAAAAGTATTATGAATTTAAATCATCCACGTTGGGAAGGACATCAGTTTAATTATAGAAGGTCAAATCCTGTTCACTATAATAACTCAGCTGGTGAAACTTCTAGAATTAGAAACTTGCACTCCACTAACACTGAATCAAGTAAGAATCAATTAAATGAATGGGCTAGTTTAAGTTCAGATAAGGGACAACTTAACATGGAACCAGAAAACCACGCCTTATCTGATGATAGACATGGTTTGGTGGTTAACCATTTAAATGAAGTTAGTCGATATGTTGACCAAGAGTCACTACATGAATTTGTAGAAGAGGTTAATAAAGTCGAGGAAAGATTAGGGTACGTTAAGAAAAATCGTTAAGCGTTACCCCAAGTAATTTTTTTAATATCAATCCTTCTTCCTCCCCATGCTCTTATATCTTCACAAATACCAAATAATTTAAGATAATTAGCAATTTTTTTCTGGGAAATACTACGAATATGCTCTCTAATTCGTTTGTGGTGTTCGTGACCCCAAGCTCTATCATAACGGTAATAGTCATTTCTTCCCACTTTAGCTACTTCTTCGATAGGTTTTAAGTTATTACCATCATCATTCCAAGAACCTCTAGTGGTTGCAGTTCCAGATACAACTATATTAACATATAACTTACTCCAAGAAGTAGGATTAAGTGGCGTTTCGTCTTCATACCAGCGTTCTTCTGTAGTTCCGATGGTCTGAATTCGAACAGTAATGTCCACACCAGTATCACGGTCTTCTAAACTGTTAAACTTAAATCTTTCTTTCTTAATAATCTGTTGTATTTTTTTCGGTAATCTTTTCATACTACAAAGATAATAAAAAAATCCTAACCACCAAACTAAATGTGAAATAAAATATATTTATTGGTATGAAAATTAAATTATCTGAAGAACAGTATAAAAAATTGATGAACGAAATAGGTGGGTATGATGACCCAGCTACAGGTATGAGAGATGAACAAGCTATGATGGATAGAGTAATCGAAGCTTATAAAAATCTCACAAACGGAATGAATATACTTAGTGATTTAATTCCAGGTGTCATAGTACAAGACCGTCTGAGAAACCAACTGATGGAAATTAGAGAATCTTTAGTTAATCCGTTAAATGGATTTAGTGCACTATTGAGGGATATCCATGGTCAACAAGATGAAGGACATATGGAAGATACAGATATCGAATTAGATGAAGGAAGAAAAAAGAAAAGAAAATCTAAAAAGAAAAAATCTAAAAAGAAAAAATCTAAAAAAGGTGATAGGTGTACTAGAATAGCTAAAAGAAAATATGATGTATGGCCTTCAGCTTATGCGTCAGGTGCGGTAGTTAGATGTAGGAGAGGAGAGATTTGGAAAGGACTTAACGAAGAAGATATTTCAAATGTTAATGAAGGTTGGTCTGACGAATATAAAAAATCCATAGATTGTAATAACCCAAAAGGATTCTCACAAAAAGCTCACTGTGACGGTAAAAAAAAAGCGTCACTAGAAGAAGCTAAAAGAAAAAAAAGAAAATCAAAAAAAAGAAAGTTAACTTCTAAACCTAGTTCTGAAGGCAGTTTACGTGATTGGTTTAAAAGAAAAGGTGCTAAAGGTAGTACTGGAGGTTGGGTAGATTGTAACGCACCCGATGGTGATGGTGGTTATAAATCCTGTGGTAGACAAAAAGGCGAAAAAAGAAGTAAGTATCCCGCTTGTAGACCAACACCGTCCGCGTGTAAAAGTAAGGGCAAAGGTAAAAAATGGGGAAAAAAAGCTTCACGTAACGAATCTTTAATGTACCACCTAAAAAATAATATTCCTTTAAATGAAAGTGTTTTTAGATATGGGAGTGACTCTCACTTTAACTTAATTAATGACGCTAGAAATTTATTTAAAGAAAATGAGTTACAATTAAATCCTGTAGAAAAAGATTTGGTGGAAAGTGATATGGGTAGATTTGGTTATTACCAAAATGAGTTAGTCCCGTTAGACTTACCAATGGAACTTAATGAAGCTGAATATAGAGGTAAAAAAGTTACATTAAACAAACCTAAAAGAGGTGGGTCTAAAGCGTATTACGTTTACGTTAAAAATCCAAAAACAGGGAATGTTAAAAAAGTGGCTTTTGGTTCTTCAGGTCTTAGAGCAAAAATTAATAATCGAGGTGCTGTTAAGAGTTTTGTAGCACGTCATAGATGTAAAGAAAAAAACGATAAAACTAAACCAGGTTATTGGTCCTGTAGATTACCTAGATATGCTAAATCTTTAGGATTATCTGGTGGAGGTGGACAATGGTGGTAATAACATGAATTTTCCATTTAAAGAACATACCCAAGATGGGTACCACATTAGAACTTTTTCACAAAAAGTAGATAGTGAAGAATTAATGTGGCATAGAGACAAAGAAGATAGAATAGTGGAATCTGTTGGTGACACTAACTGGATGATTCAACTAGATGACAAATTACCACAACCACTAACAGAAAAAGTATTTATACCCAAAGAGGTGTATCACAGAGTAATAAAAGGAAATGGTGATTTAACAGTAAAAGTTAAAAAATTATGAAAATTAGAATAACAGAGTCACAATATAATTTAATTCTAGAAGGTAAAGAAGATAACTTTAAAAGAGTTAAACTTCCTTATGACTATTCTGATTTAGAAAAATTTGTCGGTAGAGAAACCATGTGGGAGCACTATAATCGTCATTATAAAGGTTACACCACCAAACTTAATGAAGCGTTTTCCCATAGAAAAAATCCACCTAAAGATATTGTAGGTATTATTAAAAACATTGGTAGGTACGATAAATTTACCAGAGATAATGCGGGTGGTTATTATAATCATAGTTTATTCTGGAATTACTTAAGTCCTAAACCTACTAAACCCTCACCAGAATTAAGTAAAAAAATAAATGAGGATTTTGGGAGTATGTCTAAATTTAAAAAGAAATTTGACGAAGAGTCTGCTAAAGTTTTTGGTTCAGGTTGGTGCTGGTTAGTATTTAAAAGTGGTAAACTCAAAGTTATTACTACACCAAACCAAGATAACCCTCTTATGGATAATTTAGGTAAACCTCTTTTAGGGTTAGATGTGTGGGAACACGCTTACTATTTAAATTACATGGCAGACCGTAAAAAATACATTAAAAATTTCTGGAAAGTAGTTAACTGGGATACAGTTTCTAAAGAATTTAATTTGGTAGTTTAAAAAATTTTACTTATATTTGTATTATAATATTTAAACCGATACAAATGACAGTAAAAGAATTAAAAGAAAAATGTAGAGAACAAGGTCTGAAAGTTTCAGGTACTAAACAACAACTACTTGACCGATTAAATAATCCTGACAGTGAAGATGTCATGACTCTACCTAACTCTAATAAAGTAATCGTAGGATTTGCACTAAAAGACCCCAACAAAATTAAACTTAATCCCTTACTTCTTAAAGGATTCGCTCATTTCAAGTATTATTCTTGCGATAAATGGTATTATGAAGTTAATAAAGAAAAATGGGCTGAAGCGTTAAAATCTTAAAAAAAAAAGATAAAAAAAGTGACTTATCGTAATTTTTGATATATTTATCTTTGTATTACCTTAACAGGTAAAACTTTTACTTTCCTCATCATAAAAAAAAGGGACCCTCGGGTCCCTTTTTGTTTTAGATACTTTCTCTCCTTTTTAAAATTTTTAGTAATGTTTATTTAACTAGTTACATCTATAAATATCATGTAAAAAGCGTAAAATAACCGTTACCTCCAAAAAATCTGTATCATTACTAACACTAAAGCAAGTGATAAAGAAACAAATGTTTTGGTGGTGATACCCTCACCCATAAAAAACCAAGTACACGCAGCAAATATAAAAATTCCTAAACCAAAGCCTAAAAGTCTTTGAGCCCATAGAACATTATTAAATCCCTGATAACCAAGTTTAGTGGCTACTATAAAAAAATAACTAACTGGTGCACCCATTAAAGAAAGTACCAGTGGGTTTTTATCAAACCATTTCCAAATAAATTGGCCATTTAACTGAAACCAAACACATATTTGCCCTACCATGAGGAGTAACATACAAAGTAATATATCTTTATTCATAATTAAAATATAGTATTTTTATTTAAACAAGTCCACGATATTTATTATTATATGGAAAAATACAATCCTAAAATACAAAAAGAGTTAGTACAAATTTACCTAGAAAAATTCTGGCCTAAGTGGCGTAGAGAAATTTTTGGTGAATTATATCGTACTTTCCATCCTAGTACTTATGAAGAGAGTTTTTCGAAGCCTACAGACAACTTTATCGACATGTTAGATATTCTAGAAGATAAGGCGGTACGAGAAGGTGTAAAATTAGGTTTAATTAATCCAGATACTTTTAATAGTTTTCCTAGATTAGATGGTGAATTAATTATAGATGAAGGGGCTAATTTAGATTGGGTACATGGTATGTTACTTTATTCAGTAGTATATGATTTGGTGATGGACTTCAGATGTTACGAAGGTGCAAATGGTATTGACCCTAATTGTGAAGGAAAATATATGAATGATTTTTACTGTCTTAAACAAGTCTACGAAAAGTTATACGATTATATGTTAATGTTAGAAGATTTTAATATACCTGTCGGGGAATTAATTGGTCAAGAAAAATTAAAAAAAATTCCACTGGTGGATTTACCAGTAGAAGAAGAATGTAGTGGTCACAAACATTCGTGGAAAAGAATAGATAGAGAAACTGAAGAATGTAGAGGAAGAGGTGGTTGTGGTCTTTTAAGAACTAACGCACTGGAACCAGGAGTTATGTGGAGAGGAACTGATGGTATTAATGATGAAGAAACTGAAGTTGTGGATACATTATATGGTGTAGATAATAACCAAGGTTTTGATGAAGATGATGTAATTCAGGATTACCAAGACCCTAACGAATTATTACAAGAAGCTTTAAAGGATGATACTGAGGTACAATACCTTTTAGATAATATAGACCTCGTTAAAGTAATGAAGGGACCAGACTCAATTCTTATCTCTGATTATGTGGAAGGACTACGCGAGTGGGGAAGATATAATACGATTATGACAGATTTATCTCCATTTCTAACTGACCCAGAGACTGTACTTAAAGGAGAATTATCTTCAGAGATAATGCAGTGGGCAACCGAAAACGAATCTTGGCCCCCAAACTATGAAGAATTCTTCAACCAACAGGAAGACCCTTTACCTTACTTATGGGCTATGAGACAAAAGATTAGAGACGCTATGACCAGATTAACCATGAGGTCTATGGAACAAACTGGCGAACCTATGGATATGGATAATGTAAATAAAATATTCAAAGAGTTAGCTAGAAGAATTTATGTTTTCGTATTACGTGGACCTCATCTTAAAAGAGCACAGGATAGAAAAAGAAGATTAGATGAAGCTGATGAACTTAATCCACCAGTACAAATAGGTGACGTAATAGAGTTACTACACTTAGAAGACCCATACAGTCCTATTCCACTTTTAACTAAAGGGATTGTTGTTGGATTCGATAAAGACCCGTGGGAAAATAGATTATTAGTTAGATGGATTATAGACCCTGATGGTCCAGAGTTTAAGAATATGCCTTTATATCCATCCATAGACGCTTATAGACTCGTTAGAAGTGAAGAACTACTAGAAGAATCAATAATATTAAATGAACAATCCACACAAACAATTGATTACACCAGTATAAGTGAACCTAAATTCTATGGTGGTAAAGGGTTTGTATTTTTAAAAACTAATGATAAAATACGTCCTGGAGTTGAACAACTTGTCCTAGTGGGTCCCACATCCAACCACCCAACCATATCTATAGATTCTTTTGAAGCACGTCCAGGAAAATATGGAGGACTACAAGTAAATTACAATGTGGATACAAGAGGAGATTTTGATTTACTATTTAAAAAATTAGAAAGAACACAACCTAAAGAAAAAACTTGTAACTTTAATTGGGTCACTAACCCCAAATATTGGACAAGAAGTTCTTGGAGAAAAAAGTTAGCTAAAGTAATTCAAGATAGTCTTAATGAAATGTATGCTCAATATAAGGCTCCAGATGGATTACCAACACCTAATCATATTAAAAATGGTTTTATTAATGTCCCTGGTACTGAAGCTCATGGAACTAATCATGGATGGTCTATTTTAAACTTTTTTCAAACTAACCCGTTAGTTAGACAAATTTTAATTAAAGAGTATGAAAAATTTGTTAATAACCAAGACGGAAATGATATAAAATATGCGGTAGGTTGTAAATTTAATATAGATGAGTTTATAAACTGGATTGGTACTAACAAACAATCTCTTTTCGGTATGAATAGTTCCACGTTCAAAGAAATGGTGAGAAGAAATCAGTCTTCTTGGAAGAAGGGGAACGAAAACGAACAGAAAGCCGCTCAAGAACTAATGAAATTATATGATGGGTGGGATGTTATATATGGTGGTGAACCAGGTATTTTTAGAGATGCTTTAGAAGGTTCTGATATTAGAATTACTAATAAAGAAACGGGTGAAAGTATGGAAATACAAGTTAAACCCTTACAAAAATCCAGTGATGTTTATCAACAAGATGGTAAATGGTGGGTTAAGTCTGGATGGTTAAAACAATACCCACTTAGTGTAACACACTATTTATTCGGACCTTCAAAAGATTCTGATGAAAAGGTAGTTATTTTTAAAAATGAAGGACAGGGACCCACACACACTAAAGAAGGTGAATTTATGATATTTAACTCACCACCATTAAATAAAGGTGTTGTTAATGAATCAGTTTATAGTTCTTTTTGGAGTTAATCATCTAGGTCTTCTAAACTTTTTTTCATGGCTTGTGCCATATAAGTATACTCTAAACTTTTAGTCACTAGACTATCTACATCCAGTGTTGTTGTAGTGTTATCTTCATATAATGTCCATTGAGGTTCTACAGTTGTTTGTGTTGTTGGTGTTGGATTTCCATCATATACGTCTGCTCTTACCCCAAAATCTATAGGTATTACATTACAATTATCAGCACTTTTTTTTAGTTGTTGTGCTCTTTCTTTGTCCCTACCTTTAAAGTAATCTGAATTAGGTTGTTTAATGGTTAAATAATGGTCTAAAACAATTTGTGTAATTTTAGAAGGTACATCAAGTGTAAGAGAGTCTACTTTCCTATCTTCAACATCCCACCAACTCATCTCTATACTTTTATTTTTTTCAAAATACCAATGAACACCAAATTTTTCATCTGTACCTAATTTTATGACGTATAGTAATACCCCGTCATTTGAATAATTGTAAAAGGCTTTGTCATCTTCTCTACTACTCGTACACCACTTAGTTCCCGCACCATAAATTTTAGAAGACTCATAACTTAATGGTTTTATTATTAACCATTCTTTGTCTTTATATAAAATAGAGATTTCTTTTTTTAAATCTTTTTTCTTTAGTTTTAATTCAGCATAAACTAATTGTTCATGTAAATCTCTAAAATCTTTAATTAGTGATATATCCTTAATATTAGTTCTATTATTATTTAAGTGTTCATTAAAATCTCTTAATGCACGTAAATTTTCTATACCAATCAAATGAGTTATTTCAGATGTGACATATTTTTTAAACTCAGAAGATTCTTCTTTAAATCGTTTAAGTAATAATGTTAGAAACTTATTAGTTTTTGAAGGGTCTAGTTCTGCTAGGATATCAATAATATTAATAACCAAGCCCTTATGTTGGTTTTTTAAATCTTTTTTTCCCATAACATAATTGTATTAATTTTTTTTAGTAAAGGAAATGTCTTTTGCTTACATTATAAATACTTATTCTCAAAAATAATATCATTATGGAATTGTACGACATTATAGAATTACTAAATGAAGCCATTCAAGACGAGGATTGGGATTTAGTAGAAACATGTAAGAACAAGTTAGAGGAGGCTTATGATTTAAACGACGGTAGTCTAGACAATTATTTTGAAATAGAGGACTAGTTAATTCTTTCCATCCACACACTTATAGAACCCGAGGTTCCAAAAATACCATTCATTGTAAGGTTATTTAATTCTCCTTCATCGATGAAAGACAACCCTACTTGCCCTGAATAGTTACCACCAAAAGTCACACATTCGTATAATGTAAGATTATAAAGATTATTACCAGTATTGTTAGAGAAAGAGTAAGTATTAGGATTGGAACCGTTTATATCATAGGAAACACCACTTACAAAGTTAATAGTATCATTAGGATAAACTGGTGTCATACCATCATCATATCTAGTGATAACCCAAGAAGTACCATTTAATTGTAAATGTCCAGGAACTGTACCAGTCACTAAATCTACGGTTCCACCGTATTCATAGTCAAATTGACTGTCGTAAGTACAAGAGGGACAACTATAGCCACTTCTTACAAAAGTTAAAACACTGTAGTAGTGGTAATTATCACCATGATTAGATTCATTAGATTCGTATACTTTAACATTTAAAACATCATCAGTGAAATTTAAAATTCCTAAACTTCTCGCAGACCCATAGGGAGGTATACCTAAAAGTCTATACTGTGTCCTACTTCCACTACCATGAGTACTATACTCATAAGTGTTACCATTATCTAAAGTAAAAATTCCATCCTCAAAATACCAAGTAGTAACATTTTGTTCTATGTTGTCTACATCCACTAAAGAACCTCCGAATATATCTAAATTAGATACTGTCTGATTACCATCAAAATGGTCATAATAAATCAAATCTCCTGTAGTTAAATTTTCAGTATAAACTTTTGCATTAACTAAAACCCACTCAGTACCTTCAATGGTCGGTATGTCTACCTCAAATTCATATTTTTCACAACTCGTGAAAACTAAACTCAATAAAGTAAGATATAAAAAAATTCTGTTCATAGATAAATGTTTTAAATGTGTGTATTTTGTCTTTAATAGTACAAAGATAAATAATTATTCTTTAATAACCAAATATTTATAGGAAAAAAGTATAAAATGGGAAACGCATTTAAATTAAGTCTTCATCTTGAACATATTGTAAAAGATATAGTTAACAAGAAAAAAGTGCACTACACTGAAGAAGGTTTAAGAGAAAACATATTTACCTTTCTTGATACTATTTATGATAATAGGAAGAAGTTTAAATTGACCGAAGCAACAAAATTAATTAAGGGAGGTTTTAGGGACCAATTAATTGAAGAAGCTGTATGTGAAATGTCAGATGATGAAGATTATCTTACTTCTACTATTAATAAAAAAATTAATAACCTTTCAAAACACTACATAAGAGAGTGGATAAATAAAAAAATAAGCAAATGAAAAAAGTAATAAGACTTACTGAATCTGAATTAGTTAGAATTATAGAGAATTTAACCTTAGGTCATGAATTAGAAGAAAAAAAAGAAACCTCTAAAACAAAAAGTGAACCATTACCTAAAAGTGCTAATCCCGTAGCTAAAGATATTTTTAAAAAAATTGAAGGACATTTAAATGCAACTAAAGGAGCTTTCAGCTTAAAAGATAAAAATGTAACTGAAAATTTTGAAGACGATAAGTTGTATAAGAAATGGAATTGGAAAACCAATAATGGTAAAGTTAATGTAACTGTTACTGTTGATGTTAAAATGAATGATTAATAATGAATAAGGTAACAGTAAATGAAACTGAATTAATTACAATCATTAAAACAATGATTAGTGAACAAGAAGGTACTGCTGGAGGTGGTGTTGAAGCTGGAACTTCAGATGCTGGTGGTACTGGTGCAAAAACGTGGGAAACTGGTTTAACCAGAGGTTCAGCTAATCCTGCTGGTGGTGGTGTAAGTCACTGGGCAGACTCTTATTCTATTAGTAGAGGTAAAGCAAATCCTTTATGGGAAGATAGTGATGAAGAAGGTATGTTTGATATGGAGGTAGAAGATGATGGGTTTACTACAGCAGATAGAGATATTAGGTCTTATTATAACAAACCTTCATTTGATGAGATGAAAAGAAAACATTCATTAGATTATGATACAGAGTTTGATGTGGACTTACTAAATGAAAGTAAGTGGTACAATACTTTTTTAGATTTTGTGGGGATTGTAGACCCAACAGGTATCGCTGATGGTATTAACGCCATGTCTTACTTTAGACAAGGTGATATTCTATATGGAATGTTAAGTTTGATATCTCTAGTACCATATGTTGGAGACGCTATAGCTAAACCATTTATTGGTTTAATGAAAGCAGGAAAAATAAATGCTAAAGCTATTAACGCTGGACTTAAAAGTGGTAATGCTGCTAAAGTAGCTTCGGAGATGGGTAAAACAAAGGCTGGTAAAGCTGTTCTTGAAAGTATGAAAAATCCATCAACACAAGGATTCTTAGGTAAGATAATATCTAAAATAGGGAAATTACCAGGATTTAGGGCTTTCTCTAAAGACGCAAAGACATATGTTAGAGTATTCACTCAAGCAGCAAAACAAACAGGAAAAGTTAAAATATTCCGTAAGAGTGGTGGATTACTAACTAGAATGCAAAGAAAAGGATTATTAAACAGAACAAAATTATATTCTAAATTTATAAACTACCTTACAGGAACTGGTGTAGGAGCAGCAGCAATAGAAGGTATGGATGAAGGAACATTAAATGGCAAATTTGAGGAATTTTTAAAGTCAGACGAGGGAACCAGTTTCTTTAACGACTTAAATAAACAAGACCAAGGAGATTTTGTGGATGCCTTAAAGTAATAAACAATAAATTTTAATAGATAACTAAATATTTATAAAAAAAAACAAAAATGGAAAAACCTAAAATGTCATTGACCGAAGAACTAAGAAAAATAGACCATTTAAATGGCTATGATAAAGAATTTACCTTAGAAGAGTCAAAAAAATACAGTGAAGAAACTAAAAATCGTACTTACGATTTAAACATATTAACAGAAGAAGAAGCTAAAATCAAATATAAAGATTTTTTAAATGAGGGAAAAAAACCTGAACTACTTCTAGAATTTTTACCTGCTATTGCTAGTGGTATCGTTAGACTTTTACCTTTTGCTGGAAGAGCTCTTGCAAGTGTAGGTAGGTTCGGAGCTAGAGGGGGTAAACTATTTAAAAAGTTTCCTAAAATGGGAAAAGCTTTAGGTTTTGGTAAAATTTCAACAAAAGGATTAAACCTTGGTAAGGCAACTCCATTAGCTGCTAGAGGTTTTACAGGTGCGGGTGGTAAAATGGGTGGTAAAGTAGTACCAGGTTTACTTAATGCACAAGCTACTAGAGGATTAGGTTCTTTACTTACATGGGGAACTGGAGCGTGGTTGGTTAACTCTTTTGCAAGTGGTAGTAGTACCCCTTTACCAGGAGACGCGGTAGCGGGTCAAGAAGATTGGGCAAATGGTGAACAACCATCAAAAGAAGATTGGATGTCTATGTGTTTTGCACCCGAGTACTATGAAAGTTTAGTACAAATGGATAATGATGATAGTAATGTAACCGTAACTTTTCAGTCAGAAGCAGATATTGTACAAATCGCAACAGCTATTAATGACGCTACTGAAGGTGGTGAAAAATATTTTGGTAAAGGTATTGTTGATTTTTTAACTTTTGATGTAGCCGCGGGAGCAGGTACTGACGAAGACACTATTTTTAGAGCCTTCCAACAAATTAATACTGTTGGGGACTGTTCACATCTAGCTAAAATGTATCAACTTAAATTTGATGTTCCTTTAATAGAGGAATTATATGATGAATTAGATGAAGCTGACTTAAATCAAATTTACAATATTCTAAAAGGAAAACCATTAGCAATTATTAATGGTAAAAGAATATTCACTAATGATGATTTAGATGAGTTATTAGAAAAAGAAGCTAAAGAGGTAATTGAAAGACCTGAAGGTTTACCAGCTTATAGATTAAAATTTAATAGTTTATTTGGAGGAGCACTGGTAGATGTATTTGTAGGTGTGGATGACGCGGGAACTTCAGCATTAGCAGCTGTATTTAAATCTGGTAGTAAAGATTATTTGGGACAATTCCAATATGTAGAAAACTCTGAAGAAAAATACTTTTTCCAAACACCAACAGGTGAAGTAGGTGCAGTTACTGATGAAGACGACAAAGCAAAACTTGCAAAAATATTCGGTAAAGCAGATGATGAATCAGACGCGGAAAAAGATATATTAATTTTAACTAAAGATATTGAAGTTGATGGTACAATATATGATGTAGACGAAAATTTGGCAGACATCGAAGGACCAGAAGGTACTGCTGATGAATATATAGATGAGTTAGTTAGAGATAACCCTACTACAGCTAAAAGAAAACCTACCGCACTCCAAGGAGCTGCTATCGCATTAGCGATGGGTGTTAAAGATTTTGAGGTTTTAACAGAATCAATCACAGGATTAGCTGAAGTTTTAGGTGAAAGTAAATTAGTCGTAGAACAAAAATACACCGTTAACTTTGATAAAGATGATGACAAATACTCAATTCGAAGAGTAAGAAGAACAAGTGGAAATACTGAAGAAAAACCAGAAACTACAAAAGATGATAGTAGTAGTAGTTCATCTTATGGTGTAGCACCAACGTTAACTGCAGTTGCAGCTGGTAATGGGATAATCAAGAAAGGTATGAGAGGAGATTCAGTAGCAGCAATACAAAGAATGTTAAATATGAGTCCTATAACTGGTATATTTAATTCAGCTACAGAAAAAGAAGTGAGAGATTACCAATCTTCAAATAGACTTAAAGTAGATGGTATAGTTGGTCCAGAAACTGCTGGTTTAATGGTTAAAGGAATGGATTTTAAAGGAAATGAAAAACCTACACCAGAAAGAGAAGTCGCTTCTTCGGAAACCAAATCTACTGAAGAAGAAATAAAAAATACTTCTGGAAGATTTAGTAGTAAAGATGCCGCTGAACAAAGTTTAAAGAATCTAGAAAAGATAAACGATACCAAAGCTACAAAAAGTGAATGTGTAATGGTTATAGCTGCAGCATCTAAAGCACTACCAACAATAGGAGGACCTAACACTTATAAAGTATTACAATACTGTTACGCAGCGTACAACTTTGGTTTAGGAAAAGAAACTAGACGTGTTAAAAGAGCGTATGGAATTAAAGGTGACGGTGATTTAAGAAATAAAAGAAGAAGATAAAATATAATAGATAATGTCTAAAATACAATTTAAAGAATCAGAATTAGTATCATTTATTGAAGATTTAGTAAATGAAGAAAAAGTAAAACAACAAAAACCAGTTCTTTCAGAATCAAAAGAAAGAAAAATAGGTATATGGATGGATAGATTTTCCAGAAGAAATCAAGGTAAATCACCAGACACTATATTTGAAAACTATGTACAAGAAATCCATAGATTAAATAGAAATGGGATTACTACTGACGACTTATCTAACTATCTTGTAAAACATGAAAATATACTTAGTGAACAAGCTGCATTTACAATGTCTCAAAACCAAGGAGTTATGGGTACATTGTGGGAAACAATTCGTGAAAAATTATATAGATGGATTTTAGGTTTTATGGGCATTAAAGACGGTGAATTAAAAGAAATACTTGCAACATCTCTAGGTAACGTACCATTTACCCAGTTACCTAAATTAATGAATTGTGAATACTTAACTCCTATATTAACTAAAGGTGTTTTAGAATATGGTGTAAGAAGAGTTAACAGACAATTAACTGGTATGGGTGGAACAGTAGAACAAATATTTGGTAACTCACTGACTAACTTAGGTGATAACATGGAATTCTATAAAGAATTAGAAAAACAAGTAAGAGACTATCTATGTGGAGCTTTAGGTAAAAAGAAAGACCAAGTACAGGATGCTTTAAAGGATGTAGAAGAAAAGAAAAACCAACAATTTAAAGGGCAAGACCTTGGTGGTGGTGGAGAAGTACCACCTGAAACATCAGGTCAAGGTACCGCATCTTCTGGTGGCGGACTTAGTGATATAGCTCAAAAGTATTTCCAACAGTTTATGCAAAATCTCGGAAGATAATTATTAAATAATACATAAAAACAGAAAAGGTCCCAATCGGGACCTTTTTTAATTGGTGGAGATGGGGGGATTCGAACCCCCGTCTTGTCCACTGTCTATTGTACCTATCCTACACGCTTAGTTTATTCTTTTATTCTCGGACTTACCCTTCTAGAATAAACAACCATCCAGAAGCCCCAACCATAATGTTGTTTAACCACCTTAATGGTATTGGTGCGGTCGATTTGTAGGATGACACCTCATATACTATAGAAACAAATCTTAAATTCTATAGAAGAGATGGAGCTTTAGTCGTAATTTAATTACGCTACAGCTACAGTTGACTCCTCACGGATAAGACCGAGAGTTGCCATGGTATCTAATACGTCGCCGATTAGAAGTATAAACCAGTTTTACAAGGTTAGTTTAGCCTCGACGTGCTGATATCAATCAAACTAATGTCAATCAATTCCAGTCATCCCCATAATTCAAAGAACTTATATAAATACACCCGATAAATTAAAAAATTTATCTTAGGGTAGACGGAATGGGACTTGAACCCACATGTAACCAGTTACCCTTTCTACAAGGTATAAGCTTGAGGGGATACCCGTCTATATCTAGTACACCCGATAGGATTCGAACCTATGACCTACTGCTTAGAAGGCAGTTGCTCTATCCAGCTGAGCTACGGGTGCATGTTGGGTACTCGGGGCGGGAATCGAACCCGCACGGACCTCACGGTCCAACAGATTTTAAGTCTGTCGTGTCTACCTATTCCACCACCCGAGCATGTTTGTGTGATGATTACAGGACAAATATAGAATATAATTTCAATTAAACCAAATTAAAAAAGTTTAAATTTTATTTTTTTGTTTAAAATATTATTTGTATATTTGTAGTATGAATAGAGAAACACTAAATAAATTAAAAAACTTACTTTCCGTCCCTACCCATACTTGGGAAGAGGATAGACTCATAGAACATGTTATTAATTATATTAGTTCTCTAGACTCGGTTAATTATTATCAAGATAAGTTGGGGAGTCTCTATATTACTAAAGGAGATTCTTCGACCTATCCTTGTTTAGTAGCTCATCTAGATAGTGTGCATAGTATTACTGAAATGGAGGTTATGGAGGAACAACTACCTAACGCACAGGGTGAACTTAAATTAGCCCTAAAAGCTTACGACAAAGAAGAAGGTTTGCCCACTGGTATCGGTGGGGACGATAAAGCAGGTGTATTTATCTGTTTACAATTACTAGAAAAATTAGACTCATGTAAAGTATTTCTACCCGTAGCGGAAGAAACAGGATGTAATGGTTCAAAAGAAGCTGACCCTAAATTCTTTAAAGATGTGGGTTATGCAATCCAATTCGACTCTACAGAAAATGATACGATGAGTAAAACTTTAATGGGTGTTAAATTATATGAAGAAGAAAGTAAATTTTTTGGTTCTGTAAAAGATATAATTTTAGAACACGGTTTCACTAAATGGTTAAATCACCCATATACTGATACAATGATGTTAAAGAAAAAATTTAACTTCCCATGTTTAAATTTTGCTGCGGGTTATTATCGTTATCATACCTCTAATGAATATGTGGTGGTTGAGGATGTTCAAAACGCTATTAATTTAGGTTTTAAAGTAGTTAATCAACTAGGGAACAAAAAATACGAGTTTATCCACGTACCTCAAACCTATCCCTATAATCTTTTATAATCTTATTTTATTATCGGTAATATTTATTATAAAACAATAGATATGCCATTACCAATACCTTTTTATTTAAGAACAAGTCAAAACACAGCACTAACACATGCTCAGTTAGATGGAAACCTTAGTATTTTAAGTACTAAAATAGATAATACAACCTGTGGGAATATAGGTACAGGGATTGGTATTTTCCAAACTAAAGAAATAGGTAATAATGACGGTTTAATGAATTTACGTTCATTATCTGGTACTGGAGGTATTCTTATAGGAATAACGGGAGATAGTATCGTAATTGATGGTTCTGGTACAGGTGGTGGTTCTAATTTTTGGGCAGAATTCGGGACATTTAATAAAGCTTTAAAAGACGTTAAAGGAACTTATAATACAAGTGGTACTTCCACTAATACATTAATCGCTGGTGGAAGTGGACACACATCTCACAATACCCTTACAAGTTTTTTCGGTGGTGGTCAAGTTAATAGAATAATTTCTGGTAATACTTCAGCAATAGTTGGGGGTAAATACAATACTATAAAAGAGGGAGACGGTAATGTTATTATAGGTGGGTCAGGAAATACAATGGGTGACATTAGTTCATGGAATGTAGTTACGGGTCTAGGAAATGAATGTTCTGGGTCCACCTCTGTAGTTTTTGGAGGACTCCAAAAAAACGGTATTTCAGGAAATACAGTCATCGGTCATGGAAACTTTGTTGAGGGGTCAGGAAATAATATACAAGCAAATTTTAATTTCGTTTCAGGTACATTTATAGACTCTAAAGCTAACAACATATCTTCATTTGGTTCTAATCATAGAATAAATAATACGGGTGTTCAGTACACCGATTTTGTGCAAAGTTTTGTTACTGGATTAAATCATATTGTGGGTAGTGATGTACAAACTACTACTCTTTTCGGACAAGCACACCAAATAGGTACTATAGTGGGTGAAGAAGGCAAAGAATCTCCAGTAAAAACTTTAATAGCTGGACTATCCAATATGGTTACTGGAGCCACATCAGCATCTTCTATTTTATCAGGTCAAGATAATAGAATAGGATATGGTTCTGGAACGGTAGTAAATAACTCAGCAATCTTAGCAGCAAAAAACAGTTGTTTAGGTGCTGGAGGAAGAGTAAGACAGAGTAGTATATTAGCTGGACAAAGTATGTCAGCTTATACTGATGATACCGCTTATGTACAAAAATTACAACCAACAGAAAAAGTTAGAGTTTCAAGTTATGATTATATATTATCTAATAGTATTACTACAACAGATAGCCCCACTATACATAATGTAGTTCACGACACTAATCACATAGATGCAATTCCTATAAATGATGGTGGTGGAGAAATTGTTAGATATGGTTTATGTGCTTCCGAAGAAGTAGTGTACACTGCAGGTCAATTTGTAAATTTAGAAGGTAATGGGTGTTGGAAAAGAACTGATGTCTCTACAAGTGGTAGAACAGACGGAAGAATGGTAGGTTTCGCCTTATCTAATAGTCCTACTGTTGCGGGAGCAGGTAAAGGTATATTAATTAGAGGTCATTTAAAATTACCTAGTTTACCAGAAGGAGCACTACCTGGAGAACCACTCTATTTAGATGCTAGTGTTACAGGAGCTGTTACAAAAACACCACCTGCAAGTTCAGGAAATATAGTAAGAGCGGTAGGTCATTTAGTGGGTGGGCCATCTTTAGACCCAGAACAAGGTTATATGTTCCTTAATCCAGATATAACTTATTTACAAGTTACTTAAAATGGCAATCAGAGCAATATATGGTATAGAATGGTGTACCAAAGTAGAAAAGGTTTTTAGTCGACGAGCAAAAAATGGAGCTCATCATGTAAGAAGTTTTATGGGTAATCAATTAGAGACTTGTAGTGAAGGTGGTAGTTGTAACGCCATCTTATTAAAATCCAGTAAAGCTAATTGTGTTGCAAAGGATGGTCCTTGTAATATTGGCCTTCCCTGTAAAACTTTTTATAGTAATAAATCCAACCCATGTCTACTAACCACAGGTGACTACATATACGAAACCAGTGAATGTGTGTGTACAGAAACTACATCAGCTTTTCCATTATACTTTTCCAATGGAACTGGTGAAGGTTGTACGACCTGTGAGGAAGGACAAATAAAGTGTTTTACTAGAGACGCAGAAACTTGTCAAATTAAAGCCACAGACTGTGGTTCTAAAAAGTAGATACCACAACTTTATTATCTTTATCTACACTTAAAGAATAATGTACATCTTCTAGAATGTCACCTTTTAATATATTTTCAGAAATAAAATCTTCTATCTTATTTTGAATTGCTCTTTTGATTGGTCTAGCACCGAACTTTTCATCATACCCCTCTTCAACAATATACTTTGTAATTGAATTATCAAAAGATACGTTATAATTCTTTTCAACTAACCTATCCTGTAGTGATTTTAATTCTAATTTAACAATTTTAGATATTACTCTTTTTTGTAATGGTTTAAATACGACAGTTTGGTCTATTCTATTTAAGAACTCTGGTCTAAATGTGTTTTTTAAAGCTTTTTTAATAATAGCTTCCTTTTTTTCTTCCATTCTAGACTCGGTATCTTTGGTAGAAAAACCTAAGGGTTTATTAAATTCTGAAACTTGTTTAGCTCCCACGTTCGAGGTCATAATAAGTAGAGTATTTTTAAAATTAATTTTTCTACCTAAACCATCAGTTATGTGTCCATCATCAAATATTTGGAGTAACAAGTCATATATGTCCGAGTGAGCTTTTTCTATTTCATCTAAAAGAATTACAGAATAAGGTTTTTTTCTAACTGCTTCCGTTAGCTGCCCACCTTCATTATAACCAACATAACCTGGAGGAGAACCTATTAGTCTGGTAGAATTAAATTTTTCTTTATATTCTGACATATCTAATCTAATTAAAGCATCTTCACTACCGAATATCTCTTTTGCGATTGCTTTAGCTAGATGAGTTTTACCTACACCAGTAGAACCTAAAAACATAAAAGAACCGATAGGTTTTTTAACTTCACGTATACCCACCCTATTTCTACGAATTGCTTTTGCTATTTTTTTAATAGCTTCATCCTGGCCTATTACTAGTTTTTGTAAAGACTTTTCTAAATTTAGTAAACTTTTTGTTTCATTACTATCTAGTTTAGTTAAAGGAATTTTAGTTATTTGAGATACTACTTTATATATGTCCTCTTCAGTGATGTCTATCCTACTTTCTTCCATTTGGATTTCCCATTCTAATTTTTTATCCTCAAGTAAACCTATAACTTTTCTTTCTTCATCTCTAAGTTCAGCAGCTTTTTCATATTTTTGTGACTTAACGACATCCACTTTTTCCAACTTTAAATTAGATAATTTATTTCTAAGGTCTTCTATTTCTTGTGGAAAAGCTACGTCTACTTGTACTTTAGCTCCCACTTCATCCATAATATCTATAGCTTTATCGGGGAACTCTCTATTGGTAATATATCGTTCTGCTAACATGACACAGGTTGATAAAGAATCTTCTGTAAACCTAACTTTGTGATGGTCCTCATATCTTTCCTTAAGATTTTTAAGAATTTGTAATGTTTCTTCCATAGTGGTTGGCTCAACCATTACTTTTTGAAATCTTCTTTCTAACGCTCCATCCTTTTCGATGTTTTCTCTATATTCATCTATAGTTGTAGCACCAATACACTGAACTTCTCCTCTAGCTAAAGCTGGTTTAAAAATATTAGCAGCATCTAGAGAACCTGAAGCATTACCAGTCCCTACTACAGTGTGAATTTCGTCTATAAAAATTATAATGTCTTCATTTTCTTTTAACTCATCAATTATAGCTTTCATTCTTTCCTCGAACTGACCTCGATACTTTGTTCCCGCAACAATAGAAGTTAAATCTAGACCTATAATTTTTTTATCTAAAAGATTACGAGGGCATCTACCTTCACTAATTTTAATAGCTAGTCCTTCTACTAGAGCAGTTTTACCACATCCTGGTTCCCCAATTAAAACTGGATTATTCTTTTTTCTTCTAGAAAGTATTTGAGCTATCCTATTTATTTCCGCTTCTCTACCAACAACTGGGTCTAATTTACCTTCTTCGGCGTATTGTATTAAATCTCTAGAAAAGTTATCGAGAACTGGAGTCCTACTTTTAATACTACTTTTTTCTTTTCTTGGTTTACTTTTAGAATCGTCCGACTCAAAATCTGCGTAATTTCCTTCTAATCTCATTGATATATTTTTTAATTTTTAATTCACTATAATATTACTCATAATTGTACCAATAATCAACCATTGTATTTATGTCATACATAACTGACAAAATGTCAGTATTTTTCTTATGGTATGTTATTTGACTACTTGATTTAATGAAAAGTATTAATATATTTTTCATAAATAAACAAATAACCATAAATAAAAAAAACAAAAATGGGAAAAGTAATTGGTATAGATTTAGGAACGACAAATTCCTGTGTTGCCGTAATTGAGGGTAACGAACCTAAAGTTATTGTTAATGGTGAAGGTCAACGAACCACACCATCTGTAGTAGCTTTTAAAAATAAAGGAGAAAGAGTAGTGGGTGACCCTGCTAAACGACAAGCGGTCACTAATCCTGAAAAAACTATCTACTCAGTAAAAAGATTTATGGGTAGTACATACTCAGAAATTAAAAAAGAGGCAAGTAAGATGCCATATAAAGTATCACAAATATATAATAATGGTGTGGGTATAGAAATAGATGATACGGATTATATTCCACAAGAAATTTCAGCTGTGGTATTACAAAACCTTAAAAAAACAGCAGAAGAATACCTTGGTGAAACCGTAACAGATGCGGTTATTACAGTACCAGCTTATTTTAATGATTCACAAAGAAACGCAACTAAAGAAGCTGGAGAAATTGCTGGTCTAAATGTTTTAAGAATTATAAACGAACCAACCGCAGCTTCATTAGCTTATGGTCTGGACGATAACAAAGATAAAAAAGTTGTGGTATACGATTTAGGTGGTGGTACTTTTGATGTCTCTATTTTGGAAATGGGTGACGGTGTTTTCGAAGTACTATCTACAAATGGTGATACACATTTGGGAGGTGATAATTTTGACGAAGTAATTATGGATTGGATAATTACTGAATTTAAAAAAGAAAACGGAGTTGACATTAGTAAGGACCCTATGGCTTTACAAAGAATTAAAGAAGCCGCGGAAAAAGCAAAAGTAGAATTATCTTCATCTAGTAATACTGAAATTAACCTACCTTATTTAACAGCTGATTCTACAGGACCTAAACATTTAGTGGTTTCATTATCACGTTCTAAGTTTGAAACAATGGTGGGTGAACTAGTAAATAGAAGTATTAAACCTTGTGAAAAAGCTCTTAAGGATGCTAAAGTTAAAGTAGATGATATCGATGAAGTATTATTAGTTGGGGGCTCAACTAGAATTCCTGTTATTCAAGAATCGGTAGAAAAGTTCTTTAAACGTAAACCGTCTAAAGGTGTTAACCCTGATGAGGTAGTAGCTATGGGAGCAGCTATCCAAGGAGGAGTATTATCTGGAGAAGTTAACGATGTTTTATTATTAGATGTCACACCACTTTCACTGGGTATTGAAACTATGGGTGGGGTAATGACTACATTAATTGAATCTAATAGTACTATCCCTACCTCTAAATCCCAAGTTTTCTCTACAGCAGTAGATAATCAACCAACTGTAGATATACATGTATTACAAGGTGAAAGACCTATGGCTGCGGACAATAGAAGTTTAGGTAGATTCCAATTAACCGATATTCCACCAGCTCCAAGAGGGATTCCTCAAGTTGAGGTTACTTTTGATATTGACGCTAACGGTATCATTAATGTAAACGCTAAAGACAAAGGTACTGGTAAGTCCCAGAATATAAAAATTGAATCTGGTACTACTTTGTCTGATGAAGAAATCGAAAGAATGAAAATGGAAGCTGAACAAAATCAAGCTAAAGACCAAGAAAAAAAGGAAAAAGTGGAAAAACTAAATGAAGCTGACACTATGATTTTTCAAACTGAAAAACAAATGAAGGAATATGGTGATAAATTAAGTGAAGAAGATAAAAATAGATTAACACAGACTTTAGATAAACTTAAAGAATCTCATAAGAGTGAAGATTTAGAGTCTATAGAAGAATCTCTTAAAAATCTTAATGAAGAGTGGCAATCCATATCTACAAAGATGTACCAACAAACAGAACAACCATCAGAAGGTACTGATAAAGAAGAGGAAACAACTGACGTTGAATACGAAGAAGTAAAATAATATGGGAGTTTTATCTGAAATTTACAGCGGAGATAGAATTATTAATCAATATAAATCTTCTAACATTAAAGGGTCAATCTACAATAGGTCCACTAAAAAACTTATAGTTGAATTCAACGCGGGACGTAAATACGAATATGAAGATGTGCCTGATAATGTAGCAGCTGGGCTAAGAATAGCTAAAAGCCAAGGTAGTTACTTTAATAAACAAATAGCTAAAAAGTACAAATATAAATTACTTGACTAACTTACGTTAATATGAAGTATTTATAGGTATGAACTTAGCAGATAGAATTTTACAAAGTTTCGACCAAAAGAAAAGTTTGAATCCCGAAATCTGGACCTTAGATAAAAACAAACGTTATCGTCTAAGAAAAGAGGTTCGGGATAAACTTTTGCTTAGTGCTAATGATTTTTTAGATTTTGTCGATATAGAAAATTTAGATTGTGATACTAACACCCAAGATTGTGATATTGCAGATATAACTATTACTGGAAGTATCTGTAACTATAATTGGTCCCAGTATTCAGATATAGATTTACATATTCTTTTTGATTTTGAATTAATAGATGAAAATGTAGATTTAGTTAAAAATATATTGAACACTAAAAAAAATCTGTGGAACGCTTCACACGATGTCCAAGTTAAAGGATATGAAGTAGAAGTGTACGCGCAAGATGTAGATGAAGTTCACCATTCTAGTGGAGTTTATTCAGTTCTTTTTGATAAATGGTTAATACCACCTAAAAGAACTAACGTAGATATCGACATGGGTAAAATATTAGAAAAAGCTCAAGGATGGATGGAAATAATAGATACCATCCAACACGAAGCGTATCAAAAATCACCAGAAGAAATACTAGATTTAATAGAAAAAATTAAAACTAGATTAAAAAAATTCAGAGCTACTGGGTTAGAAAAAGGTGGTGAATATTCTTACGAAAATTTAACCTTTAAATTTTTAAGAAGAAGTGGATACATAAAAAAATTATTTGATTTAAAAAATAAAGTGGTAGATTTAACTCTAAGTTTAGATTAGAAAGGTTTTTTTTCTACTAGAGTTAATATTTATATAAAAAAATAAACTTATTATGGCAAATTACGCTGGACTATCATATGGAGAAGAATTGTACTGTGGAACTGGGATACAACCATTTCTAACAGCTGCTGGTGATTTAACAGGTAAAACTTGTACTTCTATCCGTGCTACTGGTGCTGTATCTGGTTTAGTTATAAACGGTGCTACAGTTAATATTAGTGACGGTAATTCTTTAGATATTGTTATAAAGAATGTGAGTGGTACACTAACCAACGCTTGTTTCTTATGTGATTGTAGAACCTGTTTAGACCCAGATGGTAACGCTCAAAGAGCCACATTCAGTGGGCAAACAATAAACCCAGCAAGTCCTTACACTTTAATAGGTATGGGATTTTTACAAAGTTAAATAAAAAAAGAAATTAAATAACAAAAAATGGCAGATTTAAAACCAGTAGGGAGTGAAAAACTTCCATTAGATAAAAAACTCCAAAGAATAATGGAGATAGCTAACTATGGAATGACACCTAAAGTTAAAACCCATAAGACAGCTTCTTTAGAATATACAATTAAAGCAGCTGATGGTAACAAATATGGTATTGTTAGAGAAAATGCACAATACATGATATTGAAAGAGGGTACTGATGGATACACTTACATGTCAGGAATGAGAAATAATTCTAGATATACTTTTAATTCATATTCCGAAGCTCTAAAAAAGCTTAATCTACTTATGAAACCTTTAAATGAAAATTATAATGGTGGAAAACAATTAAATCTAATTGGTGAACAAGAGGAAGAAGAAACAAAATTTGTACTTAAACAACCAGAATCAGAAGATGCTGGTGAAGAAACTGAAGATTTTGGATTTGACGATGCTATGGATATGGGTGGTGAAGAAGAAACTACAGACATGGACTTAGATATGGAAGATGATTTAGGTGGTGAAGAGATTGAAGCTGATGTTGATGTTGAAGTTACAGATGATGAAGATGCTACAAAAGCCATTCAAAAACTAACTGGTAAATTGGGTCAAAAACTTAGAGACTTACCTGAACCAGAAATGACTGCAGATATCATTAAGTATGTTCTTAATTCTGTTATTTCAGCTGTTGATTTAGAAAAGTTAAGTTCTGACGACAAAGACGAAATTGTAGAAAAGTTCGAAGATGAAGATATTGAATATACTGAAGAAGGAGAATTTGATGTTGAATTATCTGGTGATGAAGAAATGGATTTAGGTGATAATGATTTAGGTGGTGATGACCTAGATATGGATTTAGAAACTGAATTAGCTGAAGGTATGGTTATGGGTGACGACGAAGAAATGGATGAAAATCTAGGAGCGTTAGCAAGAATGGCAGTAGGAGCTGCAGCAGCAGGGTTTGGTGAAAGAGCCGCAGACAAGGTTTTCAGTGAAGAAGAAGATATGGAAGAAAGTTTTGTTTTAGCAGCAGATGAAGCAAGAGATAAAGGTAAAAAAGAATTTGAATATCCTAAAGGTAGTGGAAAAATGCATCCAGTAACAATTAAAACTGACATTGATGTTAATGAAGAAGACACAATAAATTTTGCGGGTGATGAAGAAGACGTAGATGCTGTATCAGCAATCGCTGATGTATTCAACGAGAGTACAGTAAACAGAACTTTATCTAAATACTTTCAGTTAACACCACAAGAAAAGAAACAACAAAAAATTAAACAACAAAGAAGAATAGAAGAACAAAAAAGAAGAAAAGAAAACTTTTTAAATGAAAGTATAAAACAAGTAAAAAGAAAAAGACTAGTAGAATCTTCTTTTAGTTCTTACGAACAAGAAAGAACAACTAAACAATTTTTAAGAGAAAACAGAAACTTTAACTTTATTGGAAAAAATAAAAGAGGTGGTTTAGTTTTTAAAGAAAATAAAAATTTAGTAGAAATAACGACAACAGGAAAAGTTCTTTAAAATGAAGTTAGTATACATCAATGGATTAGGTTCTAATTTCAGAGGTAATTATGTATACGAATTCATCTTTTCTTCTGAACTTGTAGACATATGGGGACCAGACTGGGATTCAACTCCAGCACTCGGAAAACCATTACCTCCCGACATTGAGTATATTGAAAAAGTGGGGACACTTTCAAAAGAAGGTCTGGAATTTGAATTAGTTCAAAATTCAGACTATTTTTCATTTACTGACTCAATTGATGATGTTATAGCGTTAGGGTGGGAAAAGTACGATGAAGAAGAAGACATAAAAGATACTAGGTTGGTATTTAGGTTTGGAGAAACTATGGAATCTGTAACAGATAAACTATACTCAAGAGATTTAATTTTAACCTCAAATGAAACAGAAAAACATGAAAAAATTTAGTAAAATAGATACATTATCCAAACTAGTAAAAGAAGGTTTTAACATTGATACACTTTTAAAGTTTGACAATAATCAACTTCAAGCTCTTAGAGAAAGAGTTTTAAATGAACAAACTACAACACAATCGACTACCACAACTTACGATTTAAAAAATCCTGGACAAAAAGAATCATTTATAGATAAAGTTACTTCTGATGTTGATGATTCTGAAAATGTAGATATAGACACTACGGGAGACACAGCTAAAGTAACTGAAATGAATGAGGACCAAGAACTTACACCTACAAACACACCAATTCAAAAATATCAAAAAGGTGGTAAAGAAGTGGAAGTGTTAGAAAAAGAAGATTTAGATGAAGTCATAATGGATATGGGAGCTGGTGATTTTGATGAGACTTCTTTTGAAAATCCAGACGATGGAGGATTTCATACTTCCCAAGGACCTATGGATTCTTATTACTCAACAGACAATAAAGGAACTTTAATAGGTGCAGGTACAAAACAAAATAAAGGACAATATAGTGGAAACGCAAAATATTTAGACACACCATCATTCCATAATCCAGACGCTGAAGGTTTTGATTCAGACGGACCAATGGATTCTTATGGTGGAAACGGATGGGACGAAGAAGGTTTCGCTGGTGAATTAAATGAATTTGCACCAGAACCAAAATACTCATTTATGAATCCTGTCGCAAAGGGACATCAATCCGATGGACCAAGAGGACACAGTAGTGGTTTACACGAAGATGCTGAACAGGAGTTAGTACGTACCCAAAAAGATAAAGCGGGGTATGATACAGACCAAGACGCACCACAGAAAGGACCAGATAATGATGATAACTCTGATGATGGTATGGGTATGTTTGAAAGACATATAACAAAAAAAGATTTAATGGAAGTAGCTAAATCTAAATCACAATATAATTTTCATAAATTAGTTTTAGCTTGTAAAAAAAGTAAGTATAAAGATTGTGGTGATGGAAGAAACGATAATGCAGTTCTTAAAGCAGCTAAAGAGATGTCTTTAGAATCTATAAAGGATTATACTGACACACCTAATCCAGAAAATTTACCCGAAAAAGTTGATGAACAAAAATTAACTGAAAATTGGTTACTAGGATTAGTAGAAAAATATGAAAGACCTTCTATGACAAAATCACAATTTTTACAAACTTTAAATGAGATTGCTGTGGAAACACAAGATGTGGAAGTTGTTGATAATGACGTTGATGATGCTAAATATGAATTACCAGCTTGGATGGATTTCGATACTTTATTTATGAACGCACCGTCTCCGACAACTAAACCAGCACCAACCAAGACTCCTTCTCCTACTAAAAGACCAGGTAGAAAGTCACCTTACCAACCTAAACACAAACCAAGACCAAAAGCGAGAAGAGATGAAAAGTAAAAGAACATTAAAAGAATTTAAACGACAGTTATTTGAAGCACCTATTGATTATGGTGATAGACCAGAAAGAATGGACCCTTCCTTACAAAGAAAAATAGAAACTGGAGATTTTCCAGGTGCAGATTCTGACGCTTATCCTTCAGTAGACCCTTCAGGTATCCCAAGTAATTTTGAAGAGTTGGTAGCTTCAGAAAGATTTAAATCAGTAGTAGATAAGGTTAAAAATTACACGGGCTTAAGAAACGTTACCCCACAATCGTTTATGCAATTACAACAAATGTTAATGGGTGCAACACAAAGAATATTACAACTAGAATCTCAACACAAACAAGAATTAGAAGAACTCGCTGTAAAAATAGTAAGAGAAGAAATGGCTATTCCACCAGACGCTCTACAGTTTGATGCAAAAATTGTCGGTATGGGTGAAATTAGTATGGAAGGAATGCAAGGCCAATCTCAAGAACAACAAACTCCACAACAACAAACTCCACAACAACAGATGGACTCTGAAGAAGAAGCAATGGAAGAGTTTGAGGACTTCGATATAGAAAAACAAAAAAGAAGATTTTTAAATCAATTAATCCAAGGAGCTTCTAAAAAAGGACATTATATGTTTCATTTAGTCGAAGAAGAATTAAATAACATTAGTCCTGATTTAATTAATTTATATGGGGTAATGATGTCTATTAATGATTTGGTGTACTGGATTATGCCTGACCAAACAACTATGATGATGGCTCAAAGTGGTCAAGGTATGGCTGGTAAAGAAGAAGTAGACCCCGATACAGACCCACCTACTGTTAAAGCTCAAGGAATAACTTTTCCTGTATTAGTTCACGAATTAGTTAAAGGTGTTATGGAAGTACTTGCCACTCAAGGTTTACCCGACGACCCAAATAAAGCACAACGAGTAATGGATTCAGAAGATACATTAGTTGCGGAAGTTTGGGATTTAAGATTAGGTCCAGTGATTTGGGAAAAATTTAGAGAATCTTATCCAGAAGACTTACTTCAGGATGATAAAAGAGAAATTCAAAATTACTTATTTAGTGAGTTTGCTAGTATGGAAGCGACTGACATGTTTGCATTAGCTAAGAAAATTTTAAGTGGTGGTGATGAAGGTAGAAAAGAATTAGAAAGAATCGTTAAAGGAATTATAGCTCAATTAAATGAAGAAGCTTACGAAGACTCTACTGGTGACTATGAAGATGATGGTGATACTGCAGTTGCGGGTTCTGATACAGCAGATATACTAGGAACTCTCGATGTACCTAAACCTGACACAGGTCAAGAATATGACGTTGACGATATTTTAGATAAAATAGGTAGAAGTGGTATGGCCTCTTTAACTAAAGGTGAATTAGAATTTCTGAGAAATCAATCCAAGTCTTAATAAAGACTAAAATCAAGTATTTATTGGTATGGGAATGACTAAACAAGAACTCATACAAGAATATGTTAAGTGCCATGGTAACACACCATATGCACTTAAAACTTATTTGCAAACTTACGATAATACACAACAAAAACATGTACCATTTGAATTGTTTCCAGAACAAAAGGAGATGATAAATGATTTTGAAAATCATGCTGACAATATAGTACTAAAATATAGACAAGCTGGAGTTTCAACAGCAACAGCTGGATGGATTTCTAAAAAACTACAATTTGCTTCAAAAGAGTCACCAGAAAAAATTCTTATACTTGCTAATAAATTAGATACTGCCACAGAAATGGCAAACAAGATAAAAGGTTTTTTAAGACAATGGCCTGATTGGATAAATGTAGGATTTGATAAAGACAAAAATTCACAAAAACATTACAAACTTAATAATGGGTCTGAGGTAAAAGCAGTTGCGACTTCAGTAGATGCACTTAGAGGTTATACCCCAACCATATTAGTATTTGATGAGGCGGCTTATATAGAATCTGGTGCGGATTTATGGGCGGCATGTATGGCGTCTTTAGCTACTGGAGGTAAAGTAGTTGTAATTTCTACACCTAATGGATTTGACCAAATATACTATGAAGTTTTTGACCAGTCAGTTAGGGGATTAAATAATTTTAAAATAAGTTATTTAAGTTGGTATCACGACCCTAGATTTACACAAGACCTAAGATGGGTCAAAACTAAAGATATTGTACATTTCCTTTTAAATAGAGATGAATATAAGGAAGAAGATATATTAGTAGATATAGATAAAGATAACTATCAAACTTATTTAGATAAGGGTTACAAACCATTTTCAGATTGGTTTGAAGCTATGTGTAAAAAATTAAAATTTGATAGACGAAAAATATCACAAGAGTTAGAGTGTGCTTTTTTAGGTTCTGGAGATAATGTAATTAACAGTACAACCATGGACCAACTACAGGAACATATTTGTGAACCTACAGAAAAATGGGTAGGTAATGGTTTATGGGTTTGGAAAGAACCAATACCGGGTCACAAATATATTATGGGTATTGATGTTTCTAGAGGTGATAGTGAAGATTCTAGTGGTTTTGTTATAATAGATTTTGATGACCGAGAAGAAGTTGTAGAATATTTAGGTAAAATCCCTCCTGATATTGTAGCAGATTTAGCTAATAAATGGGCTACAAAATACAGTTGTTTTGTTGTTATAGACATTACAGGTGGAATGGGTGTAGCTACCTCTAGAAAAATGTTAGAACTGGGGTATAAAGATTTTTACTACGATGGGGTAAAACCAGATGAGATGTGGAAATTTAATCCTGACACTAAAACTCCAGGTATAAACTTTAATAGTAAAAGAGCTCAGTTGGTACAAGCTTTAGAAGAACAATTAAGAACAGGCTTTAAAATAAGGTCACAAAGATTGATGAATGAATTAAAAACATTTGTTTATATTAATGGTAGACCTGACCACATGAAAGGTCATCATGATGATTTAATTATGTCTTTAGCTATGGCACTTTATGTAGCACAAAACTCATTCACACAATTAAAAAAGAATGTAGCTCAAGCAAAAGCAATGATAGATGCGTGGGTTACAGATGAACGTAAATTTAATACAACCAAGGGAGAACCAGTTTTTAAACCTGGAAAAGTGAGTGGTAGAGCTTTACCACCATCTTCTAATGACCCTAAAGACTATTTATGGATGTATACAGGATTAAAATAAAAAACTAAAATGGCAATAATTAAAAAACCTGGATTTGGTTCGGGAGGTAGATACAGAAGTGGTAAGTTACTAAGACAAGTTTTAGGGACTACAGTATACTCATGGAAACCTACACCACCAGATTATGTGGTTAAAAATAGTGGTACAATAGAATCTTCTCCAGAGAAGGAATGTTGTGAGATTTGTAATGGACTAACAATAGATAATTGTGTCACATATGTTAATGGTGGAAGTTGTAATGACGGACTAGGTTCCCCACCAACAGCCGCTTATGTAAAGTGTGATTATGTTGTTTAAGTGTTGACTAGACCAAAAAATTGTGTAAAATTATAAAGTTATGGCAGAACAAAATAGAATGACAATTTTCCAAAGGTTAAATAACCTTTTCGGTGCGGAGGGACCTTCAGCACCTAAACGTACCTATAACTTCGATAAGAAAGATATATTAAGAACTACTTCTAAAGTAGATTATGAAAGAACAAAGTTAGAATTACAACAAGGGCAATATCTTGCCAACCAATGGCAAAAAATAGAATCACAACTATATTCTCAGGCAGTATACTATGAACCTACGAGACTAGCTTCATATTATGATTATGAATCTATGGAATTTACTCCTGAAATATCAGCAGCTTTAGATATAGTATCAGAAGAAGCTTGTACTATATCAGAACGAGGATATATGTTAAACATTTATTCGGAATCAAAAAGAATTAAAGCGGTTTTAGGAGATTTGTTTAATAATATTTTGGACATAGAATCTAATTTACCTATGTGGGTTAGAAACACTTGTAAATACGGTGATAACTTTGTTTATCTCAAAATTGACCCAGAAAAAGGTATAGTAGGAGCAAGTCAATTACCTAACATTGAAATAGAAAGAATCGAAAAGGGTATGAACACCTATGAAAGTAGGACTGGTGATAAGGAAGAACGAGAGGTTAAATTTATATGGAAAAATAAAAATATGGAATTTAACACTTGGGAAGTAGCACATTTCAGATTATTAGCTGATGATAGAAGATTACCTTATGGTACATCTATGTTAGAAAAATCTAGACGTATATGGAAACAACTTTTATTAGCAGAAGACGCGATGTTAATTTATAGAACTTCTAGAGCACCAGAACGTAGAGTTTTTAAAGTTTATGTTGGTAATATGGAAGACCAGGATGTGGAAGCTTACGTACAGAGAGTCGCTAATAAATTTAAAAGAGACCCAATCGTAGATAAGGAAACTGGAAATGTTGATTTACGTTATAATCAAATGGCTGTGGACCAAGACTTTTTTATTCCAGTTAGAGACTTATCCGCTCCCAATCCAATTGAAACTCTACCTGGAGCAACTAACTTAGCAGAAATTGCTGATATAGAATATATACAAAAGAAGTTATTAGCTGCACTAAGAATCCCTAAAGCATTTTTAGGATTTGAAGATGTTGTGGGGGAAGGTAAAAATTTAGCCATCCAAGACATTAGATTTGCTAGAATGATTAATAGAGTTCAAAAATCTATCATTCAAGAATTAAATAAAATAGCTATCATACATCTTTATATGTTGGGATTTGAAGAAGAACTGGGTAACTTTACTTTAGGTTTAACCAACCCTTCTACTCAATCTGAACTACTTAAAATCGAACAATGGAAAGAAAAAATTACTTTATACAAAGATGCAGTTACCGACCCAGGTTCTGGTATTCAAGCGGTATCCGCTACATGGGGTAAAAAACATATTCTTGGTTTCTCAGATGAAGAAATTAAACTTGATTTACAACAACAACGTATAGAAAAAGCAGTCGGTGAAGAATTAAATCAAACCGCTACTATTATTAAAAACACTGGAATATTCTCTAATATTGATAAACTATATGGGGAAATGAAACCTGATGAAGGTGGAGCTGAAGAAGCTGCTGCAGGAGGTGAAGTAGAATCACCAGCAGATACAGGATTAGAAGGGGGAGTTGAAGAAACACCACCTGCAGATACTGGGGGAGATGAAGGTGACGCTGGTGGTGGACTAGAGTTAGCATCTATAGATAAGTCCAAACTACCTTTAATATTAGAAGGTTTAGATAATAACAATTTTGAGGTTAATCTTAGTAGAGGTAAAGATAAATTAGAAGAGGTTTCTAAAAAGGTAGATAGTTTATTAAGTGAATAGATATTTATTGTTAAAGACAATAGTATGTTCGGAAAAACAAAAAATAAAATAGACAGTATTTTAGTTAATACTTTTTCAGAAAAACCTAAATTTAAAAAGGCTTTTCATACCCTTATGGAAAGTTTAAAGGACAATCCAACTAATAGAGAATTCTTTGTACTTTACTCTCAAATAGAAAATAAATCTTTTAACTCACGTAATGATGCCGAAGAGTATTTAAATGAGTCAATAAAAACTTTAAAATCTAAAAAAAATAAAGTTAATCTAAAAAGAATTAATAATTCAATACATAAGTACAAAACTTATACTGACAAAAAATCAAATCAACTTTATGAAAGTCTAGATACTCTAGTTTTTAACGAAAACGTTTTAGACATTGAAAAAAGAATCGAAGCTAAAAAATTAATACTTAAAAAATTACAGTCTAAAAAATCCATTTCTATGTCAGAAAACAAAGTACCTAACTCATTATTAATTAATCTTTCAACTAAACAATTCAATAAAAAATATAAAAATTTAAGTGAAAGTGACAGGAAACAATTTAAAACACTAATGAATAAAGATATGAATTCTTTAGAAAAAGAAATTGATTCACTGGTTGAGGAGGTTACGGATAAATTAGATACATTGATTAGTGAAACCTCGGATTCTAATTTATTGAAAAAACTGAGTGAAACGAAAGAAAAAATTAATGAAACTAAAATAAATAAAATCTCTTTTTATAAAATAAAAGAACTAAATAAAACACTTTAAAATGAATTTTATACAAAATATGTTAAGTAGTGAGGGTAAAATCTCTAGTAAGAGATTTGTTACTTTTACTTGTCTATTGTTTATGTTAATAGGATATACCGCAAATCTGTTCTGGGACTTCGATGTTAAGGACTCATTATTCGAGGCTTTACAATGGATTGTGATGGCTGGTTTAGGTTTTACTGCTTCAGAAAACTTTGCAGGTAAGAAAGAAGAACCTAAGGAAGAGGTTTCACCTTCACACACAACTATCACTCATGAATATGATTATGGTGACGAAGAGGAAGTCTAAAGTTAATTTTGACACTAAAAGAAAATGCTGTTATATTTAGGTATATAACAGTATTTTTTTTATGAAAACAGGAAAACAATTTAAATTAAATTTAAACAAAGACTTTAACACTTACTACGGTAGTGTGGATTACAAAAATCCTAAATCGATATACATTAACATTTCTTCATGGTTCTCACCCCTCAAAGAGTGTGATAACTGGGAGAGGGCAGTTAGTGGTCTCAAAAGAAATATACAATCTCATATAAATTCTACCCACATGAATGATTTATTTCTACGTCAAAAACAAATAGTAGATTTAGATATTAGAACTAGTGGGATAAGACCAAACAAAAGAAGTTATATGAATTGTGAAATAACTTTATTTTTAAATAAAGAAGAACCGATTAAATCAGATAACATTAAAGTAGCAGTACAAAGTCTTTTAAACAATGTAATAACCGATAGTTTAAAAGTGTCACCTTATTTTAATTTTTACAAGACAAAAAAGTAAAAATGAGTTTTATTATTACTTAACTATTTATAGTTAAAAGTAATAATGGAAATATTAAGACCAGGAAAATTAGGTACGGGGATTTTAATAGAATATGACGCGGGTCACATTTCCCCTAAAAACAACAACAACAAAAAGGTTATTAAAGAAATGACTGATAGGTCTATCCAAGAAGGGCCTATCATTTTTCATGCCATACTTCAAAAGAGTGGTGTTGAAAATAGAAATGGAAGAGTATACCCAGACAATATTTTAAAAAGAGAAGTAGACAACTATCAAAAGTTAATCGAAAAAGGAAGTGCCTTATCCGAACTTAATCACCCAGAATCATCTTTAGTAGATTTAGAAAGAAGTTCTCACAGAGTACTAGAAACTTGGTGGGATGGAAATATATTAATGGGTAAACTAGAAATTCTTACATCTCCAGCATACCACCAGACAGGTGTAATTTCTTGTGTGGGAGATATAGCAGCTAATTTATTAAGACATGATGTGACACTAGGAATTTCTTCAAGAGGTGTAGGTTCGTTAGAAAGAGAAAGCGGACAAAATATGGTACAAGACGATTTTGAATTAATTTGTTTTGACCTTGTATCATCACCATCAACACCAGGAGCTTACTTATTTAAAAACCTTGAAGACAAAGAACTTTATGATGAATCTTTAAGTCATGATAAATCACAAGAACAGATAACAAGTCAGGCTTTAAGTGGGTCATTAAAATTAATGGATAAACTAGATAATTTTTTATCTGGTTATTAAAAATAATATTTTATAGGTTATTTATCTTAGACGGAAGGGTTTTTCCACTATTGATAATATTTATAAAACAAATAAAACTTTAAAAAGCGCTTAATAAAAAGGATATGGCAGATAATAAATCAGTCTTAGAACAAGCCCTACTAGAGGCACAACAGCTAGAAGAAGCTGTTAAATCTAATGCAAAGGAAATACTTGCATCAACTATGAAGCAAGAGATTGAAGAGTTAGTTAAAGAATCATTAAATGAACAAGAAGAAGATGACTTTGTCGATATGGAAGACGAGGAGGAAGTTTCTATGGATTTTGATGATGATGACGAAGAATATGAAGACCAAGAAGAAGAGGAGTTTATGATGGCTCCTGAAGAAGAAGAAGCAATGGTGTCCATGGAAATGGGTACGGATGAACCAGCACTCGACCTAACACAAGCATCTGACGACGAAGTATTAAAAGTTTTCAAATCAATGGGAGCTGAAGATGGAATCGTTGTTACACAGGATGGTGATACAATTGATATTGAGGACCAGGAAGCTGGTACTGAGTACAAAATTGAGTTAGCAGAGAGCAAACTTAGAAATAATCTTCTAATTAGAGAAGGTTATGATAAAAAAGATTCAATGGATGAAACATTCGTTGATGATGTAGAAGAAATGAACGAAATGGATAAAGAAACCAAAGAAGGTCACTACGGTAAAAAACACATGGGTGAAATGGACCATATGGATAAAGAGTCTAACGAAGGTTATGGTAAAAAACATATGGGTGAAATGGACCACATGGATAAAGAAGCCAAAGAAGGTTATGGTAAAAAGCACATGAACGAAATGGGTATGATGAAAGACGAACCAGTTTATGAAATTTCATTGGAAGATGAAATGGCATTAGATGAGATGGAAGACATGGAAATGGACGTTGAAGAGTTAAATGAACTTGGAATGGACAAAGAAATGGAAGAAGGTCACATGAAAAACTGGGGTGGAAATAAACATGATTACCATAGAGAAATGGGAGCTGACGGACATAGACACCGCATGGGTGATGTTGGTGGTGGAAAATACGGAAAAGGTGGACACTACAAAGATTACGAAATGGGTGAAATGGACCATATGGATAAAGAAACTAACGAAGGAGCTCACTGGGGTGGAAACAAAGATGACTACCACAGAGAAATGGGTGCTGATGGGCACAGACATAGAACAGGTGATATCGGTGGTGGAAAATATGGTAAAGGAGGCCACTATAAAGACTATGAAATGGGTGAAATGAAGTCTGACGAAGAAATGGAAGAAGCTTCAAGAACTTATGGTTTTGGTTCTAAATCTGGAAGAGGTTTGAGAAAAGCTATTTCAAACAATAGGAATTATGAATATCCTATGAATGAATCTTCTAGAAGTTCAATTCAGAAAATCATCGCAACAGCGAAACAGTTACAAACAGAGAATCGTCAATTCAGAGAAAAAAATAAGGAATATAGACAAGCTCTTAAAGTATTCAGAAACAAATTAAATGAAGTAGCAGTATTTAACGCTAACTTGGCGTACTCTACTAAGTTATTTACTGAACACTCAACAACTAAAAAAGAGAAGGTTAACATCCTTAGACGTTTTGATAACGTTAAGACTTTGAATGAAAGTAAAAACTTGTTTAAGGATTTAAATTCAGAATTAAATTCTAAAGTTAATAAATTAAATGAGTCGGTTCAAAAAACCATTACTAAAACCCCTTCTGGTGGTTCTTCAGTCAATTTGATTGAAAGTAAAACTTATGAAAGTCCTCAAATCACTAGGATGAGAGAGATTATGGGTAAGTTATAATAATTAAATAAACGCTAACTAAAAACATAAATTAAAAATGGGAGCATTATTAGAATCTGGTATGGTCGGAAATATAGGTTTAAAACACCTTAAAGTTATCCGCGAAGATACTATAGGAAAATGGAACAAGCTTGGGTTCCTTAACGGATTAAATGGGCACACAAAAGAAAACATCGCTCAATTATACGAAAATCAAGCTACACACTTAATTAACGAGGCTACGTCATCTGACGCTTCAGGTTCGTTTGAAACAGTTGTTTTCCCAATTATTAGGAGAGTATTCTCTAAATTATTGGCAAACGATATCGTTTCTGTACAAGCTATGAACTTACCAATTGGTAAATTGTTCTACTTTGTACCTAAAATTTCACAAAGAAGAACTGGTACTGTTGGAGACCCTGCATTTACAGGTGAAGGTCACTACAACCCAATCGGAGGTAGTTTCTCAAACTCTGATACACAGTTTGACACAGTAAACCTTTATGACGCATTCTACGAAGGTGACGGAAGAGAAGGTTTATTTGACCGTTCAAAAGGAGCTTATTCAGCTGTTTCTCGTTCTACTACAGTTCAGTCTTGGAACTCAGCTGGTTCTTCATTAGGAGACGCTACAGCTAACACTCTTGGAGCTATTGCAGTTTCAGGTGATACTGTAGACTGTGCTAATAACGGTCTAAGGTCAGCAATTGTTGCTTTAAGAGGTTTCAGTTCTGCAGGAGCTGGTAAATTAATCGGTCCTTCAGGTAATGAAATGGATACTGAAGAGTTCTTAGCATCTCTTGAGTTACAACCATCTGGTTCTTTAGCTTGTTGTGCTGACACTGGTAAAACTGTTTTCACTACGTCTACTAACTTACCATTTAGAGTTGTTACACAAAAGTACGGACAACAAATCGTAAATTACGGTACGTCAACTAGTACTTTATTCCCTGGTGGGTCTTACAATGACATCTGTGACGCTACAGGAACAATCTACTTAGAAGTAGACCTTACATGTCCAGCTTGTATCGATTGTAACTCAGTTGATGGATATGTTGGAGCTTACATTAGACCAGCAGACGCAACTACAATAAACGCTACTTATAGAATCTACCAAGACTTGGAATTCGAAACTGAACTTGCTGAAGTTTCTTTTGACCTAGAATCTGTTACAGTTTCGGTTACTGAAAGAAAATTAAGAGCTCAGTGGTCTCCAGAATTGGCACAAGACGTTAGTGCATTCCACAACATCGATGCTGAAGCTGAATTAACAGCTTTATTATCTGAGGAAGTTGCAGCTGAAATTGATAGAGAAATCTTGAAAGACCTTAGAAAAGGTGCAGCATGGCAATTAAGATGGGATTACAACGGATGGAAGAGATTCTCAGCTGGTCAAGCACCATACACTCAAAAAGATTGGAATCAAACATTGATTACTGCGATTAACCAAATCTCAGCTCAGATTCACAAGTCTACATTGAGAGGTGGAGCTAACTGGATTGTATGTTCTTCTGAAGTTTCTGCAATCTTTGATGATTTAGAATACTTCCACGTTTCTAACGCGTCTCCAGAGCAAGACCAATATAACATGGGTATCGAGAAAGTAGGTACACTTTCTGGACGTTACACAGTATACAGAGACCCTTACTTCCCAGCAAACAAATGTTTGTTAGGTCACAAAGGAACATCTCTACTTGATACTGGTTATGTATACGCACCATACGTACCATTACAACTTACACCAACAATGTATAACCCATTCAACTTCGCACCAATCAAAGGTATTATGACCAGATACGCGAAGAAGATGGTTAACAACAGATTCTATGGTCTTATCACTATAGACGGAGTAAGAACTTTCGATATCAGAGAGTTAAGATAATAAGTATTTTATACTTTATCATAATAAAAAACCCCTCATTAGAGGGGTTTTTTTTTAATCTATAACATAGGAGTCCTTATGTTCTTTAAAGACCGTCAAAGTACAAAAAATCCAGTCGTATTCGTCTTTTGACCATTTGTAGTTTCTACCTACCTTACAACTAATAGCAGCAAACTCTCCATCAGTTGGATTTAACAATAATTTATTGTGTGTGGGTGATTCTTTCCACATTTCTAAAATAGTACTAGCTATGTATTCTAGTGTTCGTCCGCTTTTTAAAATTACAGCACAATTTTCTCCAGAGTATTCCCAGTTAATATCATAATATGTTAATCTAGAACTAGGGGTGGGTGTTACAGTAATTTCATCATGGCCCATTTTACCTATCTTTACCTGATAATTTGAATGATGTTGTGCTGGTTTAAAAGCTCTATCAGACCATTCCCATTCATTCAATCCATTTTGTATCCTATATTCATTACATTTGTTAAATAAAAGATAATCTATATAAGTCTGGGAGAATAGACTTAAAGTTAGAAATAAAGAAAATAGAAGTAATGTGATTTTTTTCATATGTAGTATTTTTATTTTTATACTACAAATATAATAAAAAAATATTAAACTACAAAATTATTGTCTATAATCTGCGGGTGGATTACCAAAATAATTGGCCTGATTTACTACTTGAAATTTTAAAGTTTGATAGTAAGTATTAACTTCTAGGTCTGAAATAGCTTGTATGTCTAAATAATACTCATTAGGTATCATGTCTCCAGTATCTATTAAAAAGTAGTTTTGATTGTTAGCTCTACTTACATTTGTCCATGGATGGGTTTCTACCTCTGTCGTACCCTGTTTTACATAGAGTCTATACTTAATGTTAGATATTGGTTGTGGGACTTCCGTAGTATATTCTTTTCTAGCAGACACAATGACCTTTCTAATATCACCATTAGTTATTTTTTCATCTCTTTTTATTCCAGAAACAGAATACCCATAATGTTTAGGTAAACCAACATGGGTACCAATTTCAAAGTATTGTGAGTTTGCTTTAAGTGTAAATTTATTAGTGACATTAGATTGACAATTACCATCTATAACTAATCCAGACCATCTATCAGTAAAAATACATGGTGTGGAATATGTATCACAAGGAATAGAAAAACAAACACAATAAACCCCTTTAGTTACTTGAGAAGCTTGTAGTGTGTATAGTAGTTGACCTGAACTATTATATATAGTAACAGTAGGTAGTGAATCTAAGTTGGTCGGTACTCCACCAGCATTAACATAAAGATAAAGACAGTTAGTTTTACCTTCATAGAAAAAGTTTCTAGCGTCATCTATATAGTCATCATAATTAGTTTCTAAATATGGTTCATAGAAGGTTTGTGTATATTTAGTGAAGAATCCTGTAGAATAACTTTCAGTTAAACCAGTTAACTGTTCTAATTCTCTAACAAAACCTATAGCGTAACCTATACTTCTGGTATTAGCGGTAAGAATATCATTGATAACCGCAGTCATATCCATTTCTATATTTTCATTACCATTATCAAAAGTTTGTCTAGCTATGATAGTAGGGGTACACGATGTTAGTGCCCAGTTGTAAGCACCGGGACAAGACCACTTATTAATACTACTCTCATCATACCAATTACTAGGTCTTTCAGAAAATGATTTATCACCCACATCTTCAAAATCAACATTAACATCCGCATAATCGTATCCTATACCTTCCGACCAAGTACTACCTGTTGTAGCACCAGTCAATTGTACTAAGACCAATTCAAATGAAGTAGCTCTCCTATTACCTTTAGCTGTTTTTGTGTTGAGTAAATCTGTATCAAAAGTAGATGTGTTTACCATCCTCAATGTATGAGTAGCAGCTGAGTTTAAACAACCACCCACTAAATTTATGGTACCATCCTCATATTTTTCTGTAAGGTCTGTTAAATCTAAATCAAATAAAAATCTACTGTATGAATTATTTACCCTCATCTGTGTATAACCAGTAAGGGTGATACCATCATCACCAGTACAAGTATCTCCAGAAAAATTGGTTGGTACACAAGTAAGTCTAGAGGTTTTACCCCCATAGTAAATCTCAGTTACTGGATTTTTTGCAGTATTAGTATTGCTATTAGCCAGTAGCGTATTATTTTTACTGAAATATGATTTATGTAACGTCATAATAGTCTTTAATGATAAATATCTAATTTATTCTTATATTCTTATTTAGATAATCTCCTTTTCTTAATAAATCATCTATCTCCGCAAGTAATTGTACTCCATCAGCGATTGGTGGTGTATTAGCCTCACCATGAACGTGAGTTTTGAGAAATTCTACAATTTTAGTTAACAATAAAGTTAGTTGGTCTCCTCGTACAGTGGGTTCTGTTTCATTATCATTAACTTTTATTAGTATTTCTTGTGATAACCCTAAATTATCTCCTACCTCGTTGTTATTTTCATTTTCCACTATAGGGTTAGTGGTCGGTTTATTAGGTACTGAACTATCATAAGAATAAAGAACTATTTTATCCGATAATGCTGTAAGTAAACCTTGTCTAGTAGAAGTATCAAAATCTCTATTTATTTCTATTGTGGATTGTTTTTCTAAAGTAGGTTCTGGTTGTTCCTTACTTAAAACAAAACCATAATATTTTTTATTATTTACCCCTGTTATACCAACGTCTTTAATAATTTTATTAGCGGTTTCTATATCAGTACTTAATGTAGAATCTTCACTATTAATTATTTGAGTAAATCCTATCGCTGGTCTAAAATAAAAAGGGAATAAATTTAAATTTTGGTCGTTTGGTGAGGGAGCCGCGGAGGAAAAAGAATCTATGTATTCTCCCCTTTTTTCGAAAGCCCCACTAGTTAAACCACTTAAAGTACCTTCATTAAATGGTGGGTCAGTCAATGTCTTTTCATTAAACGTCCCAACTTCTTCTAAAAATTCATTTATTAAAAATGTCGTACCCGTAATAGATTGATTTGTGAAATTAACTTCAGCTCTTACTTTTAAATCTGCCTGAGATTGGAAGTCTGTGGTTAAACCTGGACTATCTAAATTTGTAGGTAAATCAAAAGGAGGTTTAATTAATAACTCGTAAAGTTTTATGTTACCATTTAAACTATCGGGTGTATCTAAACTAAAAACATCATACTCTACCAGATAACGTATTTTAGCTTCTACAGGTTTTTCAAAAACTTTAGTATCTTCTTGTAAAGACAGTTTAGTTGGAAAATTATTTAATTGTAATGTTGTAGGTTTAGGGTTAAAAATAGGAAAAGCTGGTTCTGATACATTAGGTATAAATTTTCCTGCTCTTAAAGTTATTTCACCATCTTCACCTTCAGTTCCACTAAACACTATATCTGCGTTACTTCTACCGTCTATAGAAACTTTAGTTGGTTCAGCAAAAGTGTTATCCGAAATATCCGAATCAGTTATATTTTTACTTGATTCTACTCTGGTACCTCTAGAACTGTGTAATCTACCTGTAGTATATTTGTCGTAAGGTAATTTTTCAGGACTAGAAACTGAAGGACCAATATACTCCCCATTTTGAGTATTATTGTCTGGGTCATAAAAAATTATTTTAACACTTTCATCCTCTTTAGGTACTATATTTATAAAGTAGGGTAAAAAGGGTGAATAAAGGTGTGGGTCATCTTTAGACCATTTTAATTCTTCTACAGTAGTATACATACTGTATTTTTCTTGAGTTAATAAATCTTTTAAAGTTAAAGCATCATAGTCTGTGGGAGTTTGGGTACCCTTGTAATCCTCATCTAATACAGCTCTAATTCTACCCGCTTTAGCTGGGTCAATAGAATCTACACATACACCAAAAAAAATAATTTTATTAGCCATTACCTTTTAATCTATTTTCATATTCGTTATATAGTTTCTTATAATCCTTTTCAATAGCGTCCATTTGATGGGTTATTTCTATAACCCTAGATTTATCGTTCTCAAAACGTTCCTTAAGAAAATTTAAAGCGTCAAACAAATCATTGTTAGATGCTTTTTTTGGTCCTTCTATAACTTTTTTTAAATCCATAATTATAACATTATCCCTACACCTTCTCCTTGTTCGGTCACTCCAGGTCCACTGGATGTATTTACACTAGAAGGGAAGGTAGTAATCTGTACTTTTCCATTTTTATTTCTTTCTTCTTCTACACCTTTAATTAAACTATATGCCATTTTTACATTAACATTAGGTGAACCGTCAGGCATAGGTTCTGTATTAATACCCGATTCTGAAAAATTCTTAATAACATTTTGTAAAGCTCTTACATCACTAAATCCAGGACGTAATTCTGCTGCAGCTACTAAATTTTTAGGTATATTAATAGGTGGTACTGGGGGTAATTTAATATATCTTAGTAACGTATCTAATAAACTTCTACAATCAGAAATGTTATCTATACTTTCAGTAGCAGCTAAAAGTGTTTGTATAAGTGAATTTATAATAGCTTATTGTTTTACATCATTTTCTTTTAGAATT